AAGAGGATAGGGTTTCCATCACTCAGAATAACTGCGGTAATCACGTATATAGATAACACAAGGGACAACATTGACAATAACAGTGGTTCTGCTATAAAAACGGTCGTACAGAAAACCGAAGTGATTGAGGCTTTGCCACGTAGCACTGCATGGATAAAGTTCCAAAACGGTGTGCTTAGAATAATCAGAAAAAAAGGAGATTAAGATGCCTATAGATGACTTAATGGTTACGCTACTACAACTACCTTCTGACTCAGGTGGTATTATGGTGCAAGTAGATCCTGCAACACCTGTAGATAACGTATGGGTGTTTGATTACGGTACGCATGGTATCTGGAGAAGACATCATGATGGGGTTTACCGTGCTGCCTGGGCAGTTACAGGACCAACAGGAGATCAAACTGCCCGGTTACAAGCTGTATTTAACGATGCTGCTGTAACCAGTGTGCTGATTGATACAGAGATAACCATCAACGGGGCTATTACGATTCCTTCCGGTAAGTCGGTGAGGATAGAAGGAAAAGGAAAGTTGATAGGTACAGGCTCTATATCCGGAGGTATTTTCTATGACTTATTTCCTCCGTACTATTCAAGTGTTACTATCCTACCGGAGAGTATTATCCTGACTACGTTTACACCATCTTCTCCGGGACTTGTTCCTGCAAGTGGGGGAGGTATTATAAACTTCCTAAGAGCCGATGGTACATTTGCACCTATTACAAGCAACGCCACCCATACAGGCGATGCTACAGGTTCTGGTGCTTTAACGGTAGTGGGATTGAGAGGCGTAACGTTACCCGCACTTGGAGCTTTAGCAGGTAACCTTAGGTACACTGGTACAGGCACGAACACATGGGTGTTTGATACTGCCACATACCTTACCGCTAATCAGTCTATTTCTTTTGCACCAAACGCAGGAGGAGATGTTACTGGTTCTGCTTCTGGAACAACCTCTCTTACTCCTACGCTTGTCATAGGAGCAAATAAAGTAACGCTGGGTCAAATGGCCCAGATAAATACTGCCACGTTTTTGGGGCGTACAACGGCAGCTACAGGTAACGTAGAGGCTCTTAGTGCCACACAGGCAACTGCCCTGCTCAATGTGTTTAATGATACCCTGAAAGGGTTAGTGCCATTGTCAGGCGGAGGTACAACCAATTTTTTGAGGGCTGATGGTACATGGGCAGCACCTCCTGCAAGTAGTGGGACAGTGGCTTCTGTTTCTGTTGTGACTGCAAACGGGGTGAGTGGCTCTGTAGCAACTGACACAACAACACCTGCTATCACGTTAGTACTGGGAGCAATCACTCCTTCTTCTGTAAATGGAGTAGCACTGTCAGGCTCTTCTACACCTACGCTGGCTGTAACAGGAACATCGGCAATTAGTGGCACCAATACGGGTGACAATGCCGTCAACAGTCTCTACAGTGGTCTGGTAACAAATGCAACGCATACCGGGGATGCTACAGGAGCAACAGCACTAACTGTTGTAGGACTTCGTGGTGTATCCCTTCCTGTATTAGGAGTAAGTGCGGGCAATCTTCGCTACACAGGCACGGGTACAAATACCTGGGTATTTGATACGGCAACATATTTAACCGCCAACCAATCCATAACGTTCACCCCTAATGCGGGTGGGGACGTTACGGGAGGAGCAAGCGGGGCAACCTCTTTAACGCCAACACTTGTTATTGGGGTCAATAAGGTTACCAATGCAATGCTTGCCCAAATACCTACCGCAACATTCCACGGTAGAGTAGCTGCTGCCACAGGAAACGTGGAAAACCTAACTGGCACCCAGGCTACCACATTATTGGATGTATTTACTACTTCCCTTAAAGGATTGGTGCCAGCTTCTGGTGGAGGCACTACAAACTTCCTTAGAGCAGATGGTACGTGGGCTGCTCCTGCTGGAGGAAGTCTTACCGATGGAGATAAAGTGGATATTATTGTTTCAGGATCAGGGGCTACATGGACTATTGATGCGGGGGCTGTTACGTATGCCAAGATGCAGAACGTTGCAGCCAATACCTTCCTTGCCAACGTTACGGGTTCTCCTGCTACAGTACAAGAAATTGCCACAAGTAGGATACCGTTATTCGGCTCTGCTATTACAGGTACGCCTTCTGCCTCCACCTATTTACGTGGTGATGGAACATGGGCTACGCCTGCTGGCGGGTCAGGCATTACCTCTTTGGGTATTTCTGGAAGCGGCCAAACAGGGGCGACGCAGACATTGGCTACCGGCACATCGGGAACTGATTTCAATATTACTTCGTCTACTAATACGCATACGTTCAATATCCCAAGTGCCTCATCAAATAACAGGGGTCTGGTTACAACTGGTACCCAAACTTTTGCCGGATTAAAAACGTTCACCAGCGATGTAACTATAACCCCAACGGCCAGCACCTTTGCTTCGCCTCGGGTACTGGGTATGTCTGGATTTTCTTCAGGAGAGGCAGCAAGGTGGCAGTTTGGGGATGCAGCCAATGCAATTCAAAACGGGTTTGGTGCGAGAATGGATATGTTTGCATACTGGGGGATCAGGATAAGGGGATATACTCAGTCAGGCACACCATTGGCTTTAACTACCGGGGTAGGTGGGGATCCATCTTTAAGTGTTGAGGGTACTACCGGAGACAATGTTGTACTTCGGGTAATGGGCGGGGCGGGTCAGTCGGCTAATCTTCAGACATGGACGGATAATTCAACGGCTGTGCAGGCTTCCATGTCGACGGCAGGTGCGATATCTGTTACCGGAATAACATCGTCCTCGTTAACGGGTGCGGGGGATAGGATGGTCGTTGCCAACGCCTCTGGCGTACTTAGTACCCAGGCAATTCCTTCTGCGATTACGGATGGTGACAAGGGCGATATTACGGTTTCGGCATCAGGTGCTACTTGGACGGTGGATGGTAACGCTATTACGCTGGCCAAGATGCAGCAAATAGCAACATCGTCCTTCCTGGGTCGCGTTACCGCTGGCACAGGTAATGTGGAGGTACTGACAGGGACTCAGGCTACTAGCCTGCTTGACACATTCACATCTGGAGCAAAAGGACTTGTACCTGGATCAGGTGGAGGTACAACAAACTTTTTAAGAGCAGACGGTTCTTGGGTAGCCCCTCCAGCAGGGGGTGGCTATGTAGTTGCCAATGAGGCCAATAACAGGGTAATCACATCTGCTAGTGCTGGCAACGGTAACGCAGAGACAAACCTCACTTTTGACGGGACTACGCTAACTACTCCTTCTCTTTTTGTTACAGATGCCCATGTACAAAATGCACTAACGCTTGGTGGAAACTCTTGTAGTATAACACCATCATCAAATTCGGGCACCCTGAATATTAACAGTGCTCAAGGCATTAAGATAAGGCCGGGATTAGCAACACTTGCTCATTTTACAGCTGCTGGAGAACTATGGGTGGCAGGAGACGCATGGGCAGATAAGGGAGCGTACAAAATTCAAACCGATGGAGCAATCTGGGCTGATGGTGAGATACAATCTGCCACTGTCTCAAGAGCCACCACAGGTTTTAATACTGCCAACGGTTATGTTATAGCAGGAACAACCGCTATAAATTATGGCGGAGAGGTAATGAAAATAGCTGCTTCAGGAAGCAGGGGAATTACTTGGTCTACGTCAAGTATTGATGGTGCTGTAGAAGCATCTGTTAAATATGACGCCACAACGTCAAGGATACACTTGGTATCTACAGCAGGCACAGGTATAACCAATCACCTTTATCTGGCTACAGCTCCTGCACAAGATGATGCACTAACCCAAGTGCTGGTACGTGACGGTAGTACAGGGCAAGTGAAATACCGGGCTGCTTCTACATTAACCGGAGCAGGTGGGTTTAGTGTATCCAATGAAGCCAACAACAGAGTTGTAACATCAGTAAGTGCCGGAGCAGGTAACGCTGAAAGTACCCTTACATACAGTGAAGCAGGTGGATTGGTTATTGCACCTACCACTACTACAGCAGGCATATCGCTAAACTCTTCTGGCTTTGGAGGTAATGAATGGTGGATTACTGCAATAGGAACAGGTAGTAATAACCCGACTGCTCTTGGTTTCTTTAATGATACCGCTCTTAATGGTCCAGTACTTATGGGTACTGCAAAAATGCAGTTTATTAGCGGGTATCAATTAGTATGGTCTACCCATGCTACTTACGCAGACTTGGCAACTCCCGATACGGGATTGACAAGGAATGCTGCCGGAGTTATTGAAATCAACAATGGCACAGCAGGTCAATTTAGGGACTTAAAAGTACGCACTCTTTTCCTTGATACTATTAGCCAGGATGATGCTTTAACACAAGTGCTTGTAAGAGATGGGGCAACAGGGCAAGTTAAGTACAGGGCTTCCTCTACATTAACAGGTGGAGGTGGGGGAACAGTCACCACGGTTTCTGTAACAACTGCCAACGGCATTAGCGGATCGGTAGCAAATGCTTCAAGTACTCCCGCAATTACGCTAACACTGGGAGCTATTACCCCATCTTCCGTAAATGGTGTGGTGTTTTCCGGATCATCTACGCCTACTCTTGCTGTTACAGGAACATCTTCTATAAGTGGATCAAATACCGGAGACAACGCTGTAAACTCCCTGTACTCCGGATTGGTGACCAATGCCACTCATACAGGAGACGCTACAGGAAGCGGTGCGCTTACCGTAGTGGGACTCAGGGGTGTAGCCTTACCTGCACTGGGAGCAAGTGCCGGAAATTTAAGATACACGGGCACAGGTACTAACACATGGGTATTTGACACAGCAACTTACCTGACCGCCAACCAAAGCATTACCTTATCAGGAGATATATCAGGTACAGGTACAACAGCTATCACTACCACCATAGGTGCCAACAAGGTAACAAACGCTATGCTTGCCCAAGTTGCCACAGCATCGTTCTTGGGGCGGGCCACCGCTGCTACAGGTAATGTAGAAACACTTACTGGTACGCAGGCCACAACCTTACTGGATACATTCACGACAGGATTAAAAGGACTTGCCCCTGCATCAGGAGGAGGCACTACAAACTTCCTTCGTGCTGATGGAACTTGGGCCGCTCCACCAGCAGGTGGCGGTTACACAGTCACCAATGAGGCAGACAATAGACTTGTAACTTCTGTAAGCGGTGGTAATGGAAACGCAGAAGCTAATCTAACCTTTGACGGTTCTCTTCTGAATGTGACAGGCAGTGTAACGCTCTCCAACAGACTTACCGTTACCTTGATTCCTACCAACGATAATGCACTTACGCAGGTTCTTGTAAGGGATGGCAGCACAGGGGAAGTCAAGTATAGAGCTGCATCCTCCTTTGGTGTAAATGCACTGGCAAGTCTTACAGATGTATCTTTCTCTACTTTGTTTTCCGGTCAGGTACTTGTTTATAACGGAGAAAACTGGTCTAATACGCACAGTCCGAGAATTAACCCACGGGTTACCAGTAATACATCTACAGCCACACTTACCTGTGACTTGTCGGTGTCTGATATGTACATTCTTACAGCACAGGCAGTTGCTCTTACTATTGCGGCCCCAACAGGCACCCCAACAGAAGGGCAAAAGCTGACCATAAGGCTTGAAGATAATGGTTCATCCCAGACCATCAACTTCAATGCTATTTTCAGGGCATCTACATCGCTACCGTTCCCAACGGCAACTACTGCGGGAAAGGTATTGTACTTGGGCTTTATTTATAACAGTACAGATACCCGTTGGGATATGGTGTCTGACATTGACGGATTCTAATATGGCAATAGCAATCAGGGCAGTTGGAACATGGGCAGCGGGAACGGCTAACTTAACCGTAACCATCCCGTCTGCCCCTGCTGCCCCACAGGCTGGAGATATGATGGTGATGTTCTATGGAACAAAGCCGTATACTGACAATCCTACTATTGGCCAAAGCTGGGTCAATTTGGGAGCGGCAACAGACGGTACGGTAGCAGCGGGTAATGATGTAGGATCTATGCAGGCCAGAATATTCTACAAAGTTCACACAGGATCTGAAACAAATCCGGTAGTCACCAATAATACCAATAACGTATCCGGTGCCGTTATCCTTGTGTTCAGTAAGGCATCCAATAAAAACTGGGATACGCCTCCTTTAGGGTTTGGCGGTGGAGATGCTTCTGCTGGAACGGGCTTTTCAGCAGCCTCTGCCAATACCAGTATCGGGGTAGACGATATGATTGCAGCATTTGCGGCCTTGAGGTCTGATGCAGCCGTACAGTCAGGTATATCTCTTTCTGCATCCGGGATTACGTTCTCCGCATTCACAGAAAGTCCTGCTTCAGACCTTGCCAGCATTTCAGGGGGAGATATTGCGGCAAGTGGAGGCTACGCCAGTATTACAGCAGGTAACAACAGTTCTGTAGCAGTAACCTATGCTTCTACTCTGGCCGCTGCTCATACAGGAAGCTGGTACGGAATAAGACTTCGGGAAGTAGACCCTCCGCCTCTTAACGCATCCTCATTTTTCTTAGTTTTTTAAATCAAAATAATATGGCAGCAATAACAGCTCTTACAGCAAACTTTCAGGCAAGGGATTGGGAATTTTTAATGGGTCTGATCGGACCTACAACCGATCCAGACTTCCAGGATATTCTGACCAAGCTCAGGAACTTCTATGAGTCTCAAGGGACTAGGCCACAGGGAAATACAGTAATTAATGTCGCTACTGTAGAGCAAGCTGTGGTACAGATGTTTAGTAGGTTCCTTGAAGCCAATGCAGGCATTAGCCAGACCACTAACCAGCAACCCTATACGAGAATCAGGGCCGCAGTACTGGCAATGAACAATGTGGCTGACAACTGGATACAGACCACTGTGGCAGATCTGGAGACGGTTTATGATGCTGCCCAAGCCAATATTCGCAAGACAGGAAGGAAGTCAATAATGATGAAGACTTACGACAGTAACTAACCTTTGGTAATTATTTAGGCAGTTGCTATCTTCGTTACAAATCATCCTGTTTATGCAATTAGACTTCAACAAACCATTACTACAGTTAGATGGCACTCCTGCCAAAGATCAGTTCAATGAGGAGGTTAGCCTTGGCAAACTTCTTGGTAATCAGCTTGCTTCTCACAATCAGGGGGATGCTGTAAAGATCATTGGGTGGGCCCAGAAGTGCTTCCGCGGCTATACCGTGGAGGTAGATAAGAGTGACTTTAAAACACTGAAGGACTTCATCGCATCTTCACAGCAGCTTACCAATCTGATGAAAGCTCAGATGCTGGAAGTATGTGACGATGCGGAAGAAGTTTCCAGGAAAAAGAAACTTCAGCCTGCTGCTGAGCCTGAAGGCCAGGTATCCTCTAACATTTAACCCCGTACAACAATCCAACCTTCCATTAAGGGTAGCTCATCAAGGGCTCCCTTTTTTTTTGTATAGGTATGTATGCTCCATACTTCATCAAGTCTACGTCCTGTCGCATAGCCATAAACAACGATATTTGGAGCAAAACAGCTGGGAAATGACTGAGCAAGAAATTACAATCAATGACAGGGATCGTATTACTCGAATGGAAGTAAAGCTGGACTCCATCTACGTTGCCTTGCTGGGGAGTGCTATTACAGATGATGGGGGGATGGTAGCCAGGTTAAAGCGTGTGGAGAACAAGGTGGACTTAACAGAAACGGAGTTAAACAGGTACAAATGGGGGTTGATCGGGGTTTCTACTGTTACTCCTCTAGTGGTAGCTGTAGTCCTGTTTATACTCAAGCATTTTGGTGTTTTGAAACCTTAAACTTCCCATACTATGGCTAATGTAAAATTTGGACTGAAACAAGCCTCCGAGCCTGCTCCATTATGGTGGAGAAGGCTGGAAAGAGCTTTCTTCATTGTACTTGTACCTGCCTTTACCTTGTTGATCTCTGATCTCCCACTTGACCTGGCAACTGCAAAACTTTCTCTGACAATCTTTGGTTTTATTACCTCACTAGTGAAAGGTATTGGCGTATTTCTGGGCAATGGGCAGATGTACGTAGACCGTCCAACTCACCTTGAAGACAACCAAAATGACTGATAAAACAATATTGAAACTGTTCCGGGGATCTGACCGGGCACCACTGCTTATACCTTTCTGGCTTGACATGTTACCTGCTGCAGGTATAGACTCCCACGAACGCTTAGCTGCGTATTTCGCACAGGTTTCTCATGAGACTGGTAATCTACGTGCAGTAGAAGAAAACCTTAATTACTCGGCCAAAGGACTGGCTGAAATCTGGCCTAAGCGCTATGCGATCAACCCGAATGCTCCTACAAAAGACCCTAATGATCTTGCTAAAGCGATTGCCCGTAATCCGGTAGCCATTGCCAATCACACCTATGCTAACCGAATGGGTAATGGAGGGGTGGAATCCGGAGATGGGTACAAATACCGTGGTCGTGGGCTTTTCCAGCTTACTGGGAAAATCCAGTATGTAGAATATTCCAAAGATACCTACGGAGATAACCGTTGTGTGATCAATCCTGACCTTGTAGCCTACTCAGAGGACTGTGTACGATCCTCTATCTGGTACTGGATCAGGAACGGACTCAACGCCTTTGCCGATGCCCGGGACATCAAAGGAATGACCAAGAAGATCAATGGAGGGTACACAGGTCTGGAACATCGCCAGGACCTCTACCGTAAATTCACCAAGTTACTAGCAGAATAAAACCAAATAATATGAAACGTATCGCAAAACTAATCGCTGGACTTCAGCTCTGGATCAAGAGAACCTTCGATAAAAGCTTCGCATCGCTGATCAAAGCTGCTCCTGTAGCTATTAACATCGTAGAAGAGATCAAAAGATTCCTGGACTCTCCTATTGACGACCTAATCCTGGCTATCGTAAAGGTACCTGGAAGTGAGGCTCTAAGGGATAAACTGCAGGATGAGTGGTTGCCTAAAGTCGCAGTAAGGCTATCCATCGTGTACGGCCTTAGCATGGAATCGGCTACTCCGGAAGAGATGCTGCGCAATGTACAAGCCAAGCTTCTTGAGCTACGCTTTAACAATGTGCCGATGGGTCACGAATGGGACAAGATCGCTACAGAGATTTTGGCCATGCTTGCTGATGGCAAGGTTACAATGAACGAGTTGAAGATCGCTACACAGCTGGTACATTATGAATTATTTCTCAAGCCTAAACCCTGATCATGTCAGATACCCCAAAAGTAGGATTTGACTTCGAGGGATTGGATCCCAGCTGCACTCCCTGCGATACTCCGCAAGAGGTATCTGCTGTAGGAGTCCCGGGTCCGCAAGGACCTGCGGGAGAGCGAGGAACAGATGGTATTCAAGGGCCCATAGGACCTCAAGGGCTGCCTGGTCCACAAGGATTAACCGGACCTATGGGCCCTATGGGTCCAGCGGGACCTGTTGGGCCTCAGGGGCCTACAGGAGCACCCGGACCACAAGGAGTTCAAGGCATACAAGGCATTCAAGGGGCTGTCGGTCCGGAAGGACCCACTGGTCCAGCAGGAGCAGATGGTACTCCAGGAGGACCTATCGGTCCAGCAGGTCCCAGCGCATACGATGTCGCGGTATCCAATGGGTACATCGGCACCGAGCCTCAATGGCTTGAAACACTTGTGGGCGCCGTTGGCCCACAGGGACCTGCTGGACCTGCAGGAGCCAATGGAGCGGCCGGAGAAGCCGGGCCTCAAGGTATACAGGGTATAGCAGGACCAGTTGGTCCGGAAGGTCCTGCAGGGCCCCAAGGCATTCAAGGGGTACCCGGAGACCCAGGAGGACCCGTAGGACCAGAGGGTCCCGCCGGGCCTGCAGGACCAGCAGGACCAGCCGGTCCTCAGGGAATCCAAGGAATAGCAGGACCCGCCGGACCTGCAGGTGCAGTAGGCCCGCAAGGACCCATAGGCGCTACAGGACCTCAAGGTCCCCCCGGACCATCTGGTGTTAGTGTACTGGAGTACGCCCCTGTTGCTTTCGGATTTAACTTCGAGTATGCCTCTGCCATAGGTATGGGACAAGTCAAGTATGTACAGCGCTTAGGTAGAGGATCTGTAATTGCTGATGGGCAACAGGTCATTACAATCAATGCAGTCATGTACATCAGCAGTCCCAATCTTGCGCAAGGTACATGGATCAAGGCCTGTACAGTACCCCAGTACTATCGTCCTGCCAACACAGTCTATTGGACACTCCCTATGCGTATTCCCGGTCCCAGCTTCTACGATGCCGCGGGGGTTATACAGATGGCTGGCGAGTCACTCTACACGGAAGCACAAGCCAGATTACTTCCTAATGGTGACCTCGAGGTATACCTTGTCGTAAGTACATGGGCAAGTGTCAGTGGAACTTCGGTAGCCATCATACCGTTACACGTCACCTACTTCTATTTTAACCCATTATGATCAGTCTGGTAAACATAGCTAAGGGATGGTACAATGTCATCAACGGAGTCAACCCGGAGCTGGCATTAAAAAGACTGGAGATATGCGACTCATGTGAGTACAAGACCCAGATGAATAGTGCTGGTGCTGTACTGGTCACTGCCCTCGATCAGGAAGCCAGTACATACTACTGTGCCGACTGCGGATGTCCCTTAGCTGCCAAGACTACTGTAGCTGCGGAGAAATGTGGACAAGGCAAGTGGAACGCGCAGACCGATCAATCCTACTATTAACTCTGTCCTTTCATAAGCAGTTAGTTTTGGTTACGGCCCTGGTTTCTACCGGGGCCTTTTGCATACCCGCTACCTTAAAAAAAAGCACTCCGGGTTAGGGAGTGCTGTTTCGGAGCCGTTCGTTTTCGGCTTGGAGGTTATGACATATTACTGAGGCATCATTTAGCTGCCACTTCAACCCCTCACACTCCTTTACTTTGGCGGCGAGGTTATCTCTTAACTCGTTAATGCCCTCACTTAACTTACCAATGGTAGCATCAGCATTCTCCACCTCCTGTTTCAGTTCATCCACTTCCGTTTGCCTTGATAACCATGCGGCACGTTTAGCTTCTACCATATCGTTGTAAGAAAGCATAGTTGCCCTCCCATTGTGATTATAAGGAAACAATGCCGCTGCCATCTGTTCATGTGTTTTACTTTCCATATTTTTCGGTTTTAGGTGGTGCAGGTAATGGTTGCCAATGGGTGACTTTTCTATCAGGGCCAATATGCTCGCCATGCTCGCCAAAGTGCCACCCTTGATACTGGTCGATGAAACCTGTATAGATGTTTGTTAAGGTTTTTCCACTAATAAGCGTTTCGACAAGCATTATAACGTCATCGCTTTCTTCGGGCAACCCATCCTCAACCCTTATCCACTTGTCATAGTTGTAGCCTGCTACCCATGCGGTGCGTTCTCTTTCCACTACGGCTTGCTCCCACATATTTTTATAAGTGGTTATTGGGTAAATCACCTGTGCTATTTCTTCCTGTTTATTTTCCATGTTTAATATTTAGTAGTAACCAAACTGTAGCCATTTTCTTGATAGACCATGCCCAACCTTCCCAATGCCAGAACTTGTCATTGTTGGCGGCTATAGCTCTTTCAGATACACCCTGTTTGTAGTAGATTAGTTTATACGGGTTCATTTCTTACCATCTTTTTACTTGACCTACAGGCGTACAGCAAGTTTCATCTTGTTCTGTGTCGCTCATATAATTAGTTTTAGTTGTAAAAAAAAGGAGCCCGGTGAGGGGCTCCCTATTTAAGTTACTCGAAGAACACCATAGCCATAAACTCATCCGGCTTAGGTGGACTGATCAGTTCACTGTCCTCATAGATCTCCGTGCCCAGTTCGTGTGACAACAATGTACGCAGGGCTGCCCCTTTGTACATGGCCAGTAACCTGGCGTCTGAAAGCTTGACATGGGATTTATCTGTAGGCTGCTTCCAGTTGAGTCCCGAGTACTGGATAATCATGGCTTTGGCTGCCTTCGTAAACTGACTGTACTGCCCCATCAGGAACATCTCGAAGGTATGCTTCCATTTAGACGGCAGGTTGAACACGAGGTAGTGCTTACCATCGATCAGCATTGTACACTTGTAGTACTTGCTGTGGTAAGGATCTTCGGTCTCTGTCGTATCACGGACATGCACCAGCAGATGCCGGCCTTCCAGGGTTACATAGCAGTTCACAAAGTTGGATTCGCCAAAATTAAACATACCGATCTCAAGTAGTGGTAGAAGGTATACCGAGCACAAATTGAACTTGTATATATCCTTCATGATGTCTCTACTCATATCTAAATTGTTTAATCGAAATCCATGTCACTCAGGAGTACACTCTCCGCTTGGAACGTGATCGGTACCGGTTCAATGGTACGCAGTGCTCTATCAAAGTAACTCTCGTACGTGTGTCCAGGTCTGAGTACCATGACCGTAGCCAGTGTCTCTTCATACACGATGGGCCCGTAGTAATTGCCAAAATGCTCTGCGTACAGGTCGTATACTTTGCGCCCTGCACTCAGCTGCTTATTGGCCTTCACTGGTCCATACCCGGGGATACCTTTGATGTTATCTACAGTATCGCCACAGAGCATCTGCATGTCGAAGTTGAACTGTGCCTCTGTCGGTGATATCTCCTCCTTGACACCTGTTGCGTAATTGTACAACTCCCCAGGCAACTGCCTGAGGTCTTTGTCCGGTGAACAGACAATACGTTCTCCCAGCCCTTCATTGAAGGAATGGTACCCAACGATATCATCAGCTTCCAGCTTGTCCAGGGCAGTGAACTTCCACTCATTACGCAGATGATGGTTGACAAATGGTTTCCACAGCGCAATGCGCGGATCATCTTGCCCACGAGTACCTTTGTATTTGGCGAATTTGTACACCTGATCTCTGAACACTGGTTTGGAGCTGAGTGCCCCAATGTAATGAGAAGCCTCAAGCAGTATCAGTGTACTCTTGATGAAGTTATCCACTGAGTACTGCATGAGGTTCTTGTCATCACTGTCTTTGAATTTCCATCCCAGGATATAGGCAATGGAATCTCCATCTATCAGTGCTGTACGCATGGCGTAGTTTTAATCGTGTAGGAAGTCAAGTTCTCTGAGACGTGCTTTGAGCTTCATGCGCTCTACCTCGTGAATCTTTACCGGGGAATCACTGAGCACTACATTCTTGTACGGCAGTAGTAGCTCTGCTACCTCCCGGTACTTCATCAGCTTGAGGTAGTCTTCCAGAAAACATGCAGCGAACCTGCCCTTCTCCATGAACTTTCCTCCCTTATTCTTACCTGTCTTTCTCCAGAACACTACAGGAGTACGTTCATCCAACACATCATGCTCCTTCATGGTTTGCAGGAGGCCTTCGATATCCGGGGTAGCGACCGTAGTCTTCGCCTGGATATCGTCAGCCATCCTGCCATGAAGATGTTCATCCTTGTTACAGAAGTCGATACCCTGTCCATCCCGGGTTCGGTTGGTACTACGGCACGTCACCACATGCGGGTGTACGCCGCAGTTACGCAGTACTTGTGCGATAAGTCTTTCCCAACGATGTCCTTCGGACTGGTTTCGAGTCGCCATATTAGAATGAGTTCAAGAGGTTGATTTGTTCGATCGCCTTGGCAGCTGCGTCTGCAGCCTTACTGGCCGCTTTGTTTTCAGCCTCAACGGCTTCCTGTACCATCTTCGCATACTCTGCATCGTTCAATGCAGCATAGCTTGATGAATTGTAGTAGCCACGGTTCACACCAGCGAACGACGAATGTACGAAATATCTCCGTACACGAATTGCACCAGTGCCATCATCTGTGAAGGCACCGATATCCATAGGATCAACGAAGATGTTGTGTGTCACGGTACGGTCTGTCTGGAATCCACGGATGTAATCCAGGTTACCACAATGCAGTCCCTTTACACCGGAATACCTGTCATTACAATCCACCTTATCCCAGCTGTCCAGCATGTGTACTTGCCCTACACGGATGATGTGACCTTCTACGTCTCCGCAGAAGAAGGCATCTCCCCCTTGTCCCATCATTACAGGCTCAAATACACGATCCTCAATGAACTCCGGTTTGATGTAGGTCTTCAGTCCGGAGAACTCGTCGACATCAAAGTCATGACGATCGGTGAGTTTCACACCATCCTCTGCCTCGGGATCTTTCACGTACTTGTGATTGATCTCACGAGATACTTTGTAGGTATTCAGCAGACCTTCCTGTGTCATTGTGGTCTGGAAGATGGTAGCACGTGCTTTGGCCATACCCTGATCTACACCATTGGTGACCATAGAAGCTTCGAGTTCCGGATCAACATAAGTCAGGTTCAGGTAATTAGCCAGACGTATGCACTTTGCAGCGCTGTAATTTGGGTTACGCATAAACCTGGCAATCGTCTTCACGATCGGGGTTACGTCATTCCTGGTCTCGACGGCTTTTACGATGCGCTGAACGAATGCACCCGGGAGAGGGTGTTTGCTGAGTGCTCCATTCTTATGAAGGAAGTACTCTCCCGTGCTTTGGTTCACATGCAGGTAAGGAGTCATGTGCTCTATGGTCTCCTTGTACGAGTCCTGTGTCAAGGGAAGGAATGTGCTGATAACATCCTTGAGGTCTTCAAGGGTATCTACCATCCCCGCTGTACGGACGAGCTCTTGCATACGCATGAACTTCTCGTCATTGTACGGTACACTGTAGGCCTTGCCGTTCACCGTACCGGTGAGAAAGTCAGCTACGCGATTTACTGTGATCATCATTGATCTGATTTATATGTTAATAATACTTCCGCTCCTTTGCTTTGGATATACAGCCTCAGCTCCTGTTCCAGTTCTGCATAGACCTCACAGTGCTGACGATCATGCCCACCTGTAAGGACCCGCACTTCCCCCAGCAGTGTGTGTACAGGCTCTGCATAATCTAGCAGTTCCAGATACTTGTTGTATACCTTCAGGTCTATGGCCCGGGCATTGTGCAATAAGGTATCCGGATCCGGGTTGAACAGGACTTGCGCCATCTGCGCAATGCCCTCTTTGTCATCAGGGTTCTGAGATACGTATATCTGGAATTCCCCGGCTTTGTCAAGATACGACTGCAGATCCTGCACATGATGCATTCTCATACCATAGGTATTGTCCGACTTGGTGTAGTAATCATCACAATACTTCCTCAGGAAAAGATATTCCTGCTGAAGGTCAGTATTGAGGCTGAAGTTCTGCAAGAACTTGAGTTTGTACAGGTTCGGACGCAGCAACCTGGCTGTGTTCCATTTTATTAAATGCTCGCTCATATTGAGTACCCCTTTAGTCACGTCCATGAAAAATTGCCTGATATGCTTGAAGTCCTTGTAGTACTTCGCATTGTCTTTCGACACCATGATCAGCTTGATGTTCCGGGCAGTGAAGTGCTCCAGGTTTTGGGCCGTGTACGGATCGTCGGGTAACTCCCGGTACTGCCCTTTGATACCCTTGTACTTCTCCAGTGCCTTACTTCTTGCCGGCTCCTTATCTGGAAGCGTCGAAATAGGACGGCTAATCCTGGCTGCCATGTGCAAAGCTTCTTCATCCTCCTTGCTGCAGAAGTAGATCTCATCCTCGTCCCAGGTATCCACCAATGACGGATTGAGCTCCAGCTTCTCCATGGTGAACTTGGCGTCTACGTCGTAAGGCTGTCCTTGAGAGTCCACTACTTTACGCGTCCCGCTAAAGCCGTTATTCGGAGTGAACACCAGCGTAGTACCCAGCGCTTTTCGTACCTCTTCCAGATTCTGACGCTCCACTTTACCTATTTCATCCTCCACTATCTCTTCCTCTTCTTCAGCAGTAGCCTTAAAGGTCTCGGGTACTTCCACTTCCGCATAGTCCAGGACTTTACTGGTAGCATAAAACTCATCGATGACATAGTCTGCTACAGCATAGGCCTTTACCATGAATGCCTTGCGTTTCGAAGCCTCCATGCGTTTGAACTCATAGCTAGTCGTACCGGATATACTGGCGCCCAGTGCAAGGACATCATCATCACTCAGGTAGTACTTGTACTTGGACGGCGCATCCACTGCTCCAGGCGCGTATGGAACAGGTAACAGCATCTCAATGTACCCTTGAGGATACTTCGTGGATGCCAGATACTTGTTCTTGCGTACGTTACTGGGGTCACCATCCTGCCTGCGTACCAGTGGAAGTGTACCAAACATCCTTCCTTTCGAGGCAACGGTCTCCCGCTCGAGTTTCATGATCCTCTTGGTGCCTCTGTTACCGTACGTTATCTTGACCTCACGGGCTCGCATAATGCACAGCAATGGGAAACTCCACTTCAGATCCTTGTTGCCTTGGAAGGCGGGTTGCACCTTGTTGAAGTCTACAATGTTGGCCATGGCATTGATCACGGGATCATTACCACGGTAACCGGTAGACAGGTTGGCCACTGCACGGTGCCAGTTCATGATGTCTGTGTCAGTCAGCTCTCTTTCCAGTCGTTTGGATGCGGCCAGTACCACCCGGTTAAATGCCCCAAGGATACTCTCCTTCGTGACATCATCCCAGATGACTGTCTCCCGACTTGGATTGACGGTTACATCTTCTGCCCTGACCTTGATGCCAATATTGCCCTTGCGGGATTCCAGCTCAAGTTCAGTGAAGTTGATGTTCCCGTAGTTCACCTTGTCGATGAGCAGATGTGGTACGTTGTGGAATGTATTGTTGGAGATCACCATGCCCTCATCTTCGTACAGAATCTCTGCACGGGTGGGGTGGATGTGTATATGATCATTGGTGATTTCCATGAACACGACTTCCTTGAAGTACATCAGCTGACTGCGTACAGCGTCCAGGTACTGGTTCTTGTGGTGCTTCTTGACTTGCAGCACAATGTCCACACCGTTCTTCTCCGTAGTTGGCTCATAGTACACTTTCATAGCGCCGGACTGTGTCTCCATTTCGAAGAACTCCCGTGTCGCCCCCGTGTTCATATCCATGAATGGGGTGATGGGCTCTATCTTATTGTTGTACACATTGAAGGCGGTCTTCTTTCCGTTGTAGCGGGTCACAATGGTGAAGTACGGTACACCAGTACTGAGGGCACTTTTGGCGCCGATACCGAACTTACCGAGGGCAAACTTGGAGTTACGCTTGGTACTGTATCCGAGATTGAAGTATCCCCTGAGGCGGTCGCCCCACAGGCCTACTCCGAAGTCGCGGATAGTCAGCTCGTCACGTTCCAAATTCCCATTGTTGTGGTACATGATGTGCACTTCATTCTTGTCACTGAGCCACTTCAGATCATAATAGTCAGGACGAAAGGTACTGTCCTTGTACAGTGTGCCAGCGTGATCCTCGTAGTGCTCTGCAACCGTTGACTTTCCAGTCAGGATGCTGATGGCTACGTTACGTTCACTCAAGGCATCCACTGCATTGGACCCGATCTCCCTGACTGCGGAGCGCTGAGGAAAGGAGTACTGGGATTTTTGTAAGATTCCCATCATCATTCCCAGAGCGCCTTCTTCTATGCCTTTGTCAAATGTCTGCGAAGACATCTGTACCATGTCCTCCTGAAGTATCGCCATTGTCCAAAATTGTAATTACGTAATTGTCTTCCTTACATGTTACCAGCCTTAGCTCAAGTCCCCGCTGCAACTGGAACAGGATCTTTCCATCCTGTACTGCCACCGAGGCTACTCGTCCAATGGTCTTTACATCCTCTGTAATGATCTCGACCATCTTTTCAAGATAGGTAGCTTCTAATAAAGCTTCTTGTTCCAATCTGTTCATAGATAAGCTGTGTTAAAAGTTCATTGGTCTGTTCCGGTCCATACGCTTTGCAGAAATCACTCGGGTCCTTTTGTCCGGTGGACTTGGGGACCTGTAGAAAAGGTATCCTGTATTGTGCTACATACTCTGCCCCCTTGTGCTTACCGTCGTTATCCATCAGGACAACCACATGTTTATACCTGTTCAAAAACAGTTCCATGTACTGGCTGTCCACCATGGTGTGCTCCCCACGGGAGGCCACGGCTTCGATACCCAGTGTACGCATCATCATGACATCCTTCATGGCTTTGGTAATGACCAGCAGGTCGCTGTTGAAGCGAAGCTGACAGAACCCTTCCAGGTGACGTTCGTCATAGTCATTGCGGAACTTGAAATCAGGAGTTTCAAAAGGGAAGTACAGTTTGTAGCGGTCCCAGATACGGTATGCATACCCCGGAGTACGGGGGAACTTGGGCGCAGACTGCTCTTCATAAGTCCAGTACAGCTGCACTGCCGTTGTGTTGTAGTGCTGCAGGGTACGTGGATCTACGTTGAACTGTGCCCAGTATCGTACATCTTGGTCCTTCAACGGACGGGATTTGATACGGATACGAAAAGAAGGAGAGGGCAGGGGCTTGTACATCACCAGCTTTGTCGGCGTAGTGATCCCAGGCCCCAGTCCAAAGTCTCCTTCTATCTTTTCCTGTGCCTGCAGTCGAGTCCTGAGCTGGTACAGTATCCGGACCAGGTCGAAGATATCACCATGGATACCCTTTCCCTGGTCCTTCCACATGTACTCAACGTCGGGTCGAACTTTTGTGTGGTAGATACCAAACGATGGCCGGTCATCGAAGTCTTTTCCTGTACGAATCGGGGAGGTATACTTGACACCGAATTGAGGCTCGAATTCAAGGTAGTGGCAAAAGAGCGTATATTCATCTATACGCTCCAGTACCTCCCGCTCCGTCAGGAAAATCTCATCGTTTTCCGAATACATCATCGGTAGCTTCCTCAGTTGTCTCAGGAATAGGATCAGCCTCTGCCCTGTTCACCGGTTCACCACTGTCCAGACCTTTATCCTTCTCCCACTTGCTGAACTTCACTTTGCTGGCTTCAGCCGGAACTTCCATGGGTTCAATGAACGGGTTATCAGAAATGAACTTCGAGGGCAGGGTAGCATAATGCTTGTCCTTGCTCTGACGAATCAGCTTCAACCTGATCTTGAACTCGTCCTTGTCCATGAACGGAGCCATCACTTCGATGAACTGGGTCACATAGTTGTTGTAGATCTTCTGCTGAATGTCCTCAGCAAGGATCTCAGTTTTCCAGTTCGACTTGTCCAGTCCGGTACCTATGTACGGCTTCCACTTCAAGTCCTTCGTACTCCTGTACGCTCCTACGATCAGGGTGAGCTGATTGCTCAGGGTTTCGAAATCCCTTTTCAGGAAATCTGCCACATCATCATCGCTCAGATCACTGCCATCCTTATTCTTGAAGCCAGGCTTCTTGGGGCAGAACATGAGCAAGGGGGAGTTACCACTCTCGTTGGTCACCTCCATGGGAACACCATCCTCAGAAAACTCGTCGTAAACGACGTTGCTGTCGGATAGTTTTGCAGGGCGGAACACAATACCGAGAGTTCCTTTCTCGTTGATCGCTGCCTTTTCAAATACCAGATTCTCTTGAATTCCTACTTTCAACATTGTAACGTATTGTACGGTTATAAATAGGGGATGTCGCGATTCACGACACCCCCCTATAGATTATGCTTCTACGGAAGCATTAGCGATAACTATCGCATCCTCCGTAAGCTCTTCCACATCAGCACCGGCAGCCTCTTGTACGGCCGCAGGATACAGACAGTAGAACTCAGGGTTGTCACGCTTGATGACAGTAGGCGTACCCTTCTCTTCGCCGCGCTGCTTGGACTTAGGCACGAACGCCATAGTCCTACCGGCTGGCAGGAAGAATGGGTTCTCAGTACCCTCATTACCGTCGCTGCTGTACAACTTCAGGTCGATGTGGCGCTGTCCATTGCTGAACAACTTGGTCTCCTCATTCACGGTGATGCCATAGGCAGCAGCGATCAGTGGGAGAAGCACATTCTGACCGAAGGTTACTGTACCCTGCTCCAGCACACTGGCTGTAGGCGCACCAGTTTCCTTATCGTACTTCACAGTACCGAACAGGTCTATCTTGCTCTCAGAGCGAGGTACTGGAGAGATCCAGAGGCAACGTACCGGAGTGGCCAGGTACTGCGTGAATTCGTTCGAGTCAATGACATCGAAGCCGTATCCAGTTGCAGATTGTCCCTCTTCGGGTTTGTTGCCATACTCCAGTTTGAACTTACCTGCCAGGTCCGCAGAGGGATACACACTCCCGTCTACGAATATGCGCAGGTCAGCGTTCACTGGGTTACGCTCTTTACGAACTCCGCTGGCCCTGCGGATCGCAGTCTCAGGCGCTGTGGCCTGTACTTTCTTCAGAAACTCTAACATAGCGTGTTAATTTTTACGCGTTTCGGTCAATCGATATAAATCTTCTTCCAGTCGAACGGGAACTTCTGCCCAGCCAGGTGTGGCTGACGAGCTCCCATGACATGGCTCTCCGAGGTCTGGAAGCTGACCTGGAGTCCATTGGTTTCCCGGCTCAGGTATCCGATAGCATCTGCTTTCGCACACACCATCATACCGAGTTTACCGGTCAGTGAAATGTCATTAACCTTCACTTGCTCTCCCTTCTTGTCCAGAAGCTTTTCCTTCACGTGGACAACAAGGATGAGGTACTTGAAAATCGGCGCCAGTTTGTTGATCATCAGTAACAATTCCTCACGCAGATAGTAGTAGCCCAAACCGTGCGGAAGCTCGGTGACGCTCTTACCTTCTGCCTTGAATTCCTTGCTACATAGGTTACTGGCCTTGTACTTTCGGGTGGCTTCGATCTCCGCAATCTCCTCCAGCTTATCCAGTGTGTCTACTGCACCGTACTTGTACGGATACAGTTCATCACCGGTCTTGCCGGATTCCTTACGGGCTTTTGCCTCAGCCCTGACCGCGTCGATAAACTTATCGAGCATGGCAGCACTGCTGATGGGCACGTTCAGACAGTCGTACATAGCCGTACCGTCTTCTGTGTCCAGGATGAGGCACTCGTCGCCCAGATCCGTCAGTACTTTTGTCTTACCCACTTTGGGTACGCCGTATAGTACCAGTATCTTGGGAGATAACCTGGTTGCCTTTACGACTTTCGCGGGCAACATCACATTCTTGGTGAGAATTTCTGACATAACTCTTCAATTTTACGGGCCTTTTCAAAATGCTCCTCAAGGGACAGTTCGTGGGTATCTGCAGGAAGTTCCTCCAGTACACCGCAGAGCGGGTTCATGAACATAGGCATCATCACAGATGAGGGACCATACCGGTTCTTCATGATGTGTGTACCCAGCATGTACCCGCCCAGCTGGTCGACATCGTACCCGAAGTACTTGGGCAGTTCGAACTGATGTGGTGACACCAGACCCAGTACAACATCAGCATCCCGGTACGTATACTTGGAGTCACCGAAGTCCAGTCGCTGTGGAGCGATGAACTTGTCGGAGATCTTCTTGGCATTACGATGCCAGGATTGCATGTCAGTGGAGAATTGCTGCAGGAACACGAACGTGGCTCCGAACAGATTGCGCAATGCGACTGCGTACTTACTGAGCAGGTCAATGGTCTGCTTAGTGTCCATACCCTGCTCAGAATGGGATAGCGCTACGTGATCGACGACTACAGTCACCATGTCGTCCTCATGCCCCGGGGCAGGCGTGTACCCTTCTATGGGCCCGTACTGTTTGCCCGGTGCTTTCTTTCCTTCCTTGATCGTACCATGATTGGCGTAATGTGCGCGCAGGGTCATGAAGATCTTGGTCGGATGTACAGCGTCATCAATAAACTTGATGTGCTGCAGCATCTCATTCACGTAGGCATACCCGGCCCGTATGTAGCCCATGGCCTTGTCATCCGGTACATTCCCGGCAATACGGCCGAGGATGTAATTGGATGGCATGACCACATTGTACTTACTGGCGATGAAGTAGCTTACCCATCTGGCAATCTTCTCGGTCTTGCTGAGCTCAAATGAGTAGTAGTAACAGAACCACCTCTTCCCGTGCTGCTTGGCATACTCATATTGCTCCAGCACGTAGGAGAAGTCCGCATAAGTGGTTTTGCCCACTCCACTGTCTGCTCCGACGAGGTAGTACCGTCCCCTGTGTGTACCGTGCAGGTACTTGTTGAGTCGGGTGAACCCATTGCCCCAACCAACATTCTTTCCCTTGCGACCTTCTTCTACCAGTCGCATGAAATGCCCTGCCTCCAGGGATTCCCAATTGACGACCGTGTCCACAATGGACCTAAGCTCTGGTGTGATGTTTAACCCATCATCCGATACGCCAGCGTGTACTTGACTCATCTTTGGTGGATTTTACGTGATCGGATAGTGTACCTGCTTTCTTATGGTCGATGAGTTCCTGGTAGTATGTACGCCAGCTACCCTCTTCCATGAATCTGCCTATGGCCATCTTCAGGTCAATGCTGCTGGTATAGTACAACTGCGTAGCTTCCAGCAGGAGTTGATAGTCTATCTTCTCCTTCTCGATGGCTTTGCGGAATGCTTTCATACCACCCTCACTGTACGCATTGGTCTGGTAGGCAGTACCTCTGGGATTGAGGATTCTGGCAGGTACCTTGGCTTCGAGGATGAAGCGTTGGTACATGTCTTCCCAGGTGATTTTCTTGGGGATGTCAGGTTCGATCACGACCGGGATGTTTCCCGGCATCATGGCGAGTCCTTTGGTCACACCCAGGATCTCCTTGTTGAATTTGGCGGTGAACATATACTTGCCTTTGACAACGGCTGCGAAGCCATTTTCAAGCAGGTATTGTACCGCTTCTTGCAGATTTGTCATACGTGAAAAGGGTATACAAAATACAGAAAAATCAGCGATTTTCGAAGAAACTACCCGTGTAAATGTCTCTACTGTGGATATGTTTTATCTTACTCTGATCGAACTCTGAGAGCGCCTTTTTCACCCAGAATTCGTCCTGCGTTCCGGCAGCACAGAGTACAAATACCAGTGCTTTGTGCCCTTCCCGTACCCTTACAACCCTGCCTATGCGCTGCACGATCGTACGATCATTGGAGTTGGTCTGTACGATGATGGCAATGTCCATGTCAGGGATGTTGTGCCCCTCGTCGACGGCATTTACTACTCCTAACCGTTTCATGTCCAGGTTCTTCTTAAACTCCTCCAGCTTATTGAGCTTCTTGTCCTTGCTGTTGTACACATTCTCCCCGAACAGTTCCCGGGACTGCTCAATACCACCACAAAAAGTGATAATGCGCTGATCCTCAGGGAGGCGCTTGAGCAATTCACGGGCAAGCGCAGTCTTACTGGGCAAGTTGTAGATGAACCGGCTGCGTTTGAGGATACTGAACTTCACCGCATTGTCCTTCTGCGGACTCTGTGGCATGGCCATGGCCCGCTTACAGACATTGTTCAGGTACTCGTACTGTTTGGCCTCGGTTGTCAGGAAAGGTGCCTTGGCAGTACCTCCCGTGATGTTCTTCTTGATGTTGTCCAGGCCCTCGTTGATCACGATGATCTCGAAGTCCGCAACAACCCCATCGTCCACGCCCTGATCGAGTGTGTACTTGAATACTACCGGGGCATACTGGCTGATAAGGGTGTACTTAACCAGATCACGTTTCTGGTTGGGAGGTGTGGCCGTAAGGCCCAGCACCGCAATGATCTGATTGTAGTGAAACAGTGTTTCCACACGATCAGTCATGTGGTGTATCTCGTCGAGTACAACCAGATCCCATTGCTCTCCCTGTACGGTATGAGCGGATGCGTAACATTCCATGCGTACATTGAGCATAACCTTCTCATACTCCGCATCAGTCTTGCACCACTTTCGAATCTCCTCAGGCCAGTTCTTGTCCCGGAGTTCTTCAGTAGGTACAAGGATCAGGATGCGTGGCGAAAGAGGCTCGACACTCTTACGTATATACTCCATGGCCATTACAGCAATGCGACTCTTCCCCATGCCAGTGGCACCTGCTATGGTACCACGGCAGAGGTTCTTTCTCCATTGTACAAAGGCAGCATCCTGGATACCATCTTTGATCTCATTGATTTCTGCCATACTGGTTAATTTACCACGTACAGCATGTGACGGGGCCTGGTGGCTGCCACATACTTGATACGATTGCGTTCTTCTACCTTGCGATTCTTGTCCATGTCCCAGTTGATCATGATCACCTTGTTATAGGTGGACCCCTGGCTCTTGTGTGCTGTGATGGCGTAGTTGTACTTCATCCACGCGAAGCGCTCCTCATTGGCATAGAACTTACGCCACATGGTAGCACGGATCTGTGGATTCTTCTGAGCCATCGTAGCTTTCTTGTGCTGCAACTGGTACTTCTCGAACTCAGGTTCACTGTTCTCGTGGATAATATGGATGACGCTTTCCTTCTTCTTGATGGTTCCGTCATTGTCCAGTACCTCGTACGAGATGCGGCAGTTGTAGTACTTGATGTCCACCTCTACCAGATTATCCCCTTCCAGATTGAACTCAGGTGTTTCGAACGTGATCTTCTTGGTGGCGATCGTATAGGACAGTACCTCTACCTCTTGATTGGTATGCAACAGGATCTTACTGGGTTGTTCACTGTCCTTCACAGGACCATCACAGATCAGCTTTTCTCCCTGCAGAATACTGGGTATGGCACCACGCTCCTCGAGTATATGCTTGTAGATGATCTTGCGGATCATATTGTTGGAAGCATTCACCGTAGCGTTTGTCCATGCAATGACCTTGGCGTGATCGGAATCATCGGCAAAGTCAGTTGTCGCAAATAGCTCCTTGATCAGGTCGAGTTGCTCCTGACGATCCGCACCTTCCATGACTATGATACCACGGTCATTGACTATACTGGTAGCAGCAACAGGGTTACCGGTCTTGTACACGTTACGCAGCTCTGTAGCGTAGCCCAGAATAGGGTTATCCGCAGCCTGACGCACAATCTCCGTGAGCTCCATGGTACCGATGTTGTACTTCTGCTGTCCTGCTTCCATGAAAGGGACAGGATCCCCTTCATTTACCGGAGGAATCTGTACCGGGTCACCCATCATGACGAGCCTGAGTCCATCACGTACATAGGGTAGCAGCAATTTGAACAGCTCATCACTGAGCATAGAGGTCTCGTCCAGTACCAGGATGCTGAACCCTTCAATGCGGGGAGGTCTGTTCGGATCGTAATCCTGCTTGAACTCCTGCTTACCCGTTATCGGGTTGATGTGCTCTTTGAGTCCCAATAGAGAGTGTATGGTCGCATACACCACATTCGAACTGAAGGTCTGCATCTTCTTGAGTACCTGTACCGCTTTATGCGTAGGAGCACTGACTGCAATTTGCGGATCTACCGGGTACTGTGAATTCATATTCACCGTTCGGTAGTGGTCGAATACAGTGGACAGTACCGTACCAATAGTGGTGGTCTTCCCTGTCCCTGCGTATCCTTTCAACAACCACATGTCCTTACTCTTGTCCTTGCGCAACATGTACGCTACTAACTGATCGTGCGCAGCCTGCTGGCCTTGATTCAGCTGTATCATTGTTCGTGATTGTCTTTGTACCAGTCCTCAAAGGCCATGAGTCCTGCGCCGGCCTGCCAGGCCTTGCGGAGTTCACACTTCCTGTACGATGGATTGGTAACGTGAGTAATAGTTTCATGCAAATTCTTGTCCTTAGCATGCATGATGATGTAGAGACTCATCTCGGCGATGGAGTCCAGCATGTCACTTTCCAGCTCGTCCTTCTTGGGCAGGTTATCCATTACGAATTCCTTTACCGCGGGGAGTGTGTCAGTGAACAGCAGTTCTTTCTGTCTGATCTGCGAGAACCATGAGAAGGCCGCATCAGTTAGGGTCTTGTGACTGGCTTTTCCGATTACACTGCGTTGCAGTACTTTCAGCATGGAGCGGGTCAGCAGACTGTAAACCAATACGAGCTTCACGTCGTCGTGAAATCTTTCTTCGTGTTGTAACATGTCTAATCTGTTGTAAATGTTAGATATTGTGATTACCGGATGTCCCTACCCTGCGTGTCACGCCATAGATGGCGTCGTACCTGTCCAGGAAGGGTTTTACAAATAGCATTATCTCAGGGTCTTTGATGTCAAAGAACCCTTCAATGAGGCCCAGTGCATGGATAACTGTAGTATGATCTTTATCACCTATCAATTGCCCAATTACTTTTAAGGTCAGTTCACTATAGCGCCACAGGGCCAGTGCCGTAAGATGCCTTGCTCTTACAGTAGCTCTCTTACGACTGTGGCTCAGAATAGCTTCTTCAGAAATTCCAGTGTACTCACTGACGCATTTACGCAGGAACTTGGCAAAATCCGTATCTACGAATTTCGGGATGACGAACCTGACATCAATGCGCAGTGCATACATAGGGTGGATTACTTGGTCCATACGTTTGTGATGTTTGTCTCAGCCCCTAACAGGCCATTGGTGATGGTGAACTTTGCAGCATCCAGCATGAGCTGGTGCATGGTTTCCTTCCATTGCTCTGCATAATCATTCCGTGCCCTCGTGGTTAGCTGGTCATGTACCTGCATTACCAACCGGACTTTGTGCGATAGTGCATTCAGGTGAATGTACTCATGCATCATCCAGATAGCAACTTTGGTCATGTCCGCTGAACTGCCTTGGACTGGCATGTTCTTACTTGCCCGTTCTATACTGCCCAGTGTACTGTCGTACTGGACTCCCTGGATATGTGCGTCGATGTTACGACGTGCGAATTTCCAGTACGGGAACCACCGCTTGCGAAAGAACGGGGCAAGTGTCTGAATGTAGCCTTTACGTACACCGAACAGGCCCATGTACGTCAGTGCTTTCTTGATCTTAGGGAACCGGGTGAAGTACTCGGTGATCAGCTTGTCTGCATCGGGTACTGAAATGGACAGACTCGCAGAAAGCTTGTACTTGCTCATGCCGTATGCCAACACGGCTTCTGTCAGTTTCCTGACAGCGTGGACTATCCCTTTGTGTATTTGCCTTCCAGATCACGAACACAGTGATGTTCTTGGTGGCACCGTTTGCACAACGGCTCAAGATTATCAACCTGATTGTTCAACCGGTTGTGATCCTTGTGATGGATCAAGGTAGCTGTAGCTCCGCACCTGTTGCAAATCTTACCGTGCGCAGCGAATCCCAGCTTAGTGTACATGCCTATACCAGTCTTGTACTGATGATTGGCTTGTCCTTGCTGGGCTCCTCCAGAACCTACATTAGGATTCTTGATGCGGCCGGTACGATGTGCATGTCTGAGTGATATGAATGCACTTCTGCATTTATCACTACAGTATTTTGCGTTGCTGTACTTCCTTGAGGGTATGTCTCCCCCACATTTAATACACACTTTCCGTCTAGTCTCTACACACGCCTCTGCAGACTTCTCTACAGTGCTTGGCTCGGGATTGTCTCCAACGTTACTTGCTGAGAGTTCCCCGAATTTGGAAAGTTTTACTTCGGCCTGGCTACTTTGTGATTTCATTCTACAAAGATACTTTAATTTAACCGAAGTTGATGGTTTTGATACCATCCCTCAGCTTTTTATGGGCTTTGCACTTACACTTCTTCTGTCCGTCATGGTAGTACGCACAATCACTATCAGCAGAACGCTTCCAGAGATCCTTGTACACTACCTCTGCACATACACTATGCAGGTCCTTACCTCTTTGCAGTGCATCCATCCATACCGGATCTCCCGATATGAAGGCAATCACCACCAGCTCCTGGGAAGCATAGTCACTGTCCACATACACCCAGCCATCCTCTGCTACAAAACAGTTGCGGTAACGATTACCTACTGCTTCCTTAGCCGGAATGTTCTGCATATTCAACTTATCTAATGGTTCATTTTCCATTAGGTTGGACTATATCATTTACTTGAATGCGAGGTTGCACACGTTTGAACTTACGCGAACACACAAAATCAAGATGATTTGTGTACACATAAGACAAGAACTGTGTGGAGTTTGAACTCAGTTCCCATCCCATACGATCTTTGCGAAGACGTAACGGATAAGGACATCGTGCTTGTAGTTCTAAAGCGAAGTTTTCTGAACAAGTGAAGATACGAACGAGCCCTCCTCCTTTGTGTTGTAAGGGTCTTATTGTACCATCACCTTCAATAACTCCTCTAAGAAACATATCAAAATACTGAACAGCGGGTACTTGACAATCTCTGGTTTTACCTTGTCCACAGATTTCTTTGAAAATTGCAGGAGCTTGTGCAAAATACAGTTCGTGTGTACTACACTTACCTTCTCTACGTATTTCATATTTGCGTGTACCAAAGTAACTACTCAGTTTGTCAACGACATCGTGCTCATACGTACGAAGACTAACCCTGTTGTGCTTAGTCAAGTACCCATCAGCTGCAAACCAGCCGAGTAAATAGCAAAATACAGGGTTATTCGGGGTCATAAGATTATACCTGACAGGACTGTACCCCTGTAGGTTGAATTTCTTGATCCGACGTTCCACCACAGACACTGATACCCCTAATTTGGATGCCATTTCTAGCTGTGTATAGCCTGCTCGCTGCATTTCCTCAATCGTTTCTTTGCTGATGTTTATGTTCCATCTTTTCATACTACAAACATACGGCTAATGACCGTATATTCAAAACATTCCTTTCAAGTAATCGGGCGCTATTTGCGTGATTATTGTTGGTCTCACACGCTAGTCTCTGCACCTTCTGTAGATTCACTAGTCCTTCTACAGCTTGGCTCAGGATTGGCATTTCAGCTTTCCCTGAGTTCACCCGATATTTTTTACGTGCCTCACGGCTACGCTGCCCAATATATTTAGGCTTGCGACTGCTGAGTCGACCGGTAGATACGATCACGTTGAACGTGGTTCGTACCATGCCATCGCTTTCCACGTGCTGTTCAATGAACTTCTCGCCGTAGGTAGTAACCAGTTTCATGGAATCTTTATAATCCTTAAGGTCAAGACCTATAGGATGTGAGAACTTACTCATGGACTGTTTATCTAAGGCTTGAAGCTTCTTGTCCAGTACCTGCAGCAGAGCCAGTACTTGTTGCTGGGAATTCCAGTTGATGGTGATGGCTCCTGCCGGGATGAGCCAGTCATTACTGATCAGGAAATCCCGGTGGTGATTGTACAGGTACATCTTCAGAGGTTCCGTATCCCCTGCTTCGAAGTGCTGGAACACGGTGCGTATTTCAGGATCCTGAATGTCATGATGTTTCATGAACCCACGAACGATCGCACGTGTGGCACCGCCTACTTCAGGGAATACATGCGCAAAGATGGTACGCAGGTGGTTAAACGAGTTGGTGTTCAGTACGATCTTATCCTCATCACTGTAGCGCTGCATCTCAATGACCTTAGCCAGTAGCTTGGGCTCTGCTTTCACCCGTTGCTCGAGCTGGGCAATAGAGTGCTGTACTACCGGCCAGGCCAGGTCAATGTTGGCACGCCATGCTACAGTATCCAGCGGCATTCCATTGTAGGTCATCTCCGCCAGTCCCGGAATGGCTGCACAGTCCAGTGCACAGGTCATCTCCAGATCTGTTTCATGGAGGTCGAGACGCTGCAGTTCCTGGATCTTGAACAGGTGCCGTACATCGATAGCAGCATACTCTACTTTCTCAGGAGTGAGGATGTCGTCCCCGAATCTGGTCTGCGCTTCCTTGGAGATACGAAGATTGAGTCTGCGGTCCAATAGCCCAGCCAGGGAATAGAACCCCAACTCAGCACCTTCCACATCCTCCTCCTCTTCGTCTTCCCGGTTAAGCTTGCCACAGTTCAGTCCCATTTCCGCTACCATAGTACAGTACACGTTGCGCATGACCATACCGGCAAAGCGGAACACGATACAATCAAAATAGGCATTGTGCAATACTTTGAGCCTGTCGTCAAACAGGATACCGCGCACCCGTGCCTTCTGCATGTCTGTGAGGAAGCTCCACTGCAGCAGCCACTCATCTGTACCGTTACCGAACTGGATGAGCACCAGCTGACGTTCGCACCACTGCTCATGTACCGTAGTCTCACTGTCCACCATGAAGCGATTCTGGTTTTTCTGCCAGTACATGAACTGGTCGAAAGTTGCGTTATTACACTGACGTGCTACTACGTAAATCATACAGGTTCGTTGTCATACCGGAGATCTACGTCCGACATGTTGCCAAAGAAATCAAGTTCGCTCCGTACGTAGACATGAAAGCCGAACTCGTCGATATAATCCACACCCTCCACCTTGATGCGTTTCCAGGCAGCTACCTCCTGTATGGTCTTGATATGACCGAAGATCAGCTGCTGTTCACGTTCAGTGATGTAGGGCTCGTGGGCAATGATGTGCTGAATCCTGATTTGCGGATACTTACGTAGGATTACCCTAAGGTCCTCCACGGTCTTGCCCGGCATCAGTACCATCTCCAGGCTGCGTTCCTTTGTAGGTTTGCCTGCTATAGGACAGTAATCCATAACCGGATCAGGGTACTCGTAACGTGACCCTCCCATGATCAGTATCCGTCCTTCGGAAAGCTCTTTTACGCTTACCATATCATACCCATTTAATGGCCTTGTCGCGTAAGAACGCATTGGCCAGTGAGAAATGCTCGCATCCTATAAACTGCAGCTTACCACCGGAGTAGTTCTCTGCCTGTGGATGACATGCAGTGAGGAGCAATCTGGATCGTACACTGAAGAAGTTTTCCTCTATCGCATCGTCTTTGAATGCTTTGCTTACCAACTCACCAGCAGGCTTACCCCAGGTCATGTATACGATAGGTTGCTGCAATGTGTTAAGGTGTTTAAGTGTAGCATGCGTGAAGTGCTGCCATCCCCAGTCCTTGTGCGCATTGGCTACCCTATAAGTTGTCGTGAGTACGCTGTTGAGCATGAGTACTCCCTGGTCTGCCCAGTCTTGCAGGTTAGGCGTAGTACGCTTACCCATACCACTGCGCTCCAGCTCTTTGAAGATGATGCGCAATGAGGGAGGTATACTGCCCAGCTTACTGCTGAACGACAGGCCATGGGCCTCATTACCTGGATAGGGGTCCTGCCCCATAATAACCACCCGTACATTACTGACGGGTGTACTACGATAGGCATTGAATATATCCGGAATAGCTGGTCTGAGTTTGTCTCCTTGTGCGAGTATACGGCTTGCAATGATCTTCATGTACTCCTTGTCAAATTCGCATGACAATGCCTGGGCCCACTCGGAGCCTATGTTTTCTTCTAAGGTCATCGCTGTAAAATTTACCAGTTAGACTTACTCATGAACGTGTTACCGTTGGGGAGCTTGCAAATGAAGTACTTTTCCATGCGCCTCGGATCCTGCAGTGTTACCGGCCCGGTAGCGGTTTGCACCTTCACGGTTCTTGGAATGAATATCTGTCTTCTGCCTCTTGTGGCTTTTCTGTTATTACCCATGATCAGTTATTTTTCGGATTAATGTCCTTGCCGGCTACGATAGCCAGGCGTTTTCTTACTTTCTGGAATTGTGCAGAGTACTCATCCTGTATGGTATTACCCACACTGGTACAGAGGATCATGTACAGATCAAACTTCAATAGAAGCTCTTCTTCTCCTAGAGCATTGTCCACCTGTGCAACAATACGCTGTCTGATATACTCCGGAAGCCGGTTCAGCATGCGGGGCTTGTACACTTCATGGTTGTGCTTTGGATAGTCTTGCTGCTTGACATACATCATGATCATATCCTCCAGACCAGCGAAGATCTGTACAAGGATAGTCTCCACTTCCTCTGCTGTACGGGTAGAGTAGGTCTGCCGGATGTTGGCACAGTCATCTGTTACCTCCAACATCAGATGCCGGAGCATCATGATATTATGCCTGGAGGAGTGATGATTCGGCCTGCAGCCTGGCTCTGTTCGTTGGCCAGTTTCTGGATACGCTGACGAAGCTGCTCGCGTACATAATCTCCTCCGCCTTTTGAGAGCTGGGTAAGTGTCTCCAGATACAGCTGTACCTGTACAAACGTAGGTTCCTTGGGGAACAGCTCATCTATGCTTTCAGCTACGGTGTCCATAGCACTCGAAGGAAGTATACTGAGCTTAAAGTCAAGCAGATCCTGTATATCCGTGATGCTGTGGATCCGCTCCATGATCTTTTCCTTTTCGTAATGGGCTGTGAGCAGGTCTGTATGCCTGTCCAGTAGGACCTGCATCTGCTCCTTGAAGACATCCAGATCATGTACGACACTTTGCAGGGCCAGGCTCTTGGTGGAATCCACCAGCTTGGCCAGTTTTGGTTTTCTAAGGTTCATAACGTGTCCCTCGTGCTACAATGACGTAGCGTGTTTTGTTGTCAGTAAAATGTTTCTTTCTCTTGTTGTGCAGGATCTCGTGCAGTTGGTCCATATCCATGTCCCAGGCTTGTTCTCCGGTCTCGAGGTCTACATAGTGGTCATTGCCACAGTACCACATGTGGTTTGCATTGCCTTCGTGGGCAAATATCATCCATGAATTCTCCATAATTGAAAAGGGGGTTTAAAGGTAGTAAAAATAAGCAGCTCCCCCGCCACTTCATCAACGGATTCTTCGTCTGCTGAGGGAGTGCTTATTTAGCTTCTTCGAGTTCCTCAATGAGATTCTTCAGAAACTGGATGCGTACAGGCAGGTACTTCTTCCTGTTGTACGGCCGGATGTGGGGCAAGAATAGGCTACCTCTGTGTTCCAACAGCTCAGGTACCAGCAACTCTTGAAAGTCAGCCCAGTTTAGTACATGCTTCAAATAATAACACAGTCCGTAGGCTATTCTACGATTCTGACGTACCTTCAAAGGGGCTCCTTGTGGGTACTTCTTGTGTAATGCTTCCCATTCTGCCAAAGCGACCCGGCAAATCTGAATGATCTCGTCCATAGTCATTTGTTCTGTGACCATGCGATTGTTGTTTTGATGTTATAAAATACCCCCGTCACCCTCCCACATTGCTGCAGGAAGGCATCAGGGGGTCATTCCGCGGTGTACGTCTCCCGCACGGGGCTTTTACCGTCGTAGTACCTTTCAACTACCGCCTACCGTAGTGCCCCCAATCTCGGCATCCTCCGGTTACTTGGGGTATCCACGAGTGCCTAGTCGACTTCAGCACTCTACCAGCTACACTTTCGCATACTGGCGCCTAGTTGCTCTACGCAACCCTCCTACCCACGATCACGGTCTAACTTAGAGGGGGTCATAATTTCTCGGCTGGTTCATAGATTACTTTCATATCACTTCTCCTGTTTTTGTCGCCAGTCATCGTAATCATCGTCTTCCACATATAACTTGCGGCAATGTTCCGCCAGCAGGTCGTTGATATGGTTGGCAAAATGTAAGTCATCGAATTCCACTACTATGTGCATAATCAGCTCTCCGACGGGTGCACCATCCAACATAATGTCGGTTGCGTTAGAGGTCTCGCGGAATTGTCCATCGATCCACTCACTGGTGTACTCCCCTACAAAGCGTAGGGTATGCTCTTTCTGGTCTGGGCCTTTGAATATGTAATCATACTCGAAAGGCGTAGTGAATTTCTTGCTCATACAGCCCTCAGGTGTCGCAGATGATCTGCAATGTACTTGGCCTGATTACTGATACCGTACTCCTTACAGCGGTCCAAGCAGGATCTAATCTCCTGCTCGACGTTGGTTACCTTACTAACCGGTGCTTTTGCAGGTTTTTCCACTACTGGTTCGGCATGAGGAGTTGGCAGTAGCGCAATGTCCTGCTGCTTATCGGTAGCCCCACCCACAATTTTTCCAATCTCTTTACCTGTACTACCATGTGTATTCCAGATAGCCTCCACAATAGTTTCGGGAGTTTTATCAGTCATCCACTTGTACTTGTGCTTTACCCCATTCTCTATGATAATACCTTCTGCCAATAACTTGGATATAGTATTGCTCACATTAAAGCGGTCCTTGAGATGTGCTGCACGAGTAAAGAGCCCATGCTCGCAATTGTACCTGAGTGCCTCTACTGAGGCGATCTTCTGGGCTTTGGTAGAGAATACTTTCTCTGCCTTCTTCTTGTTGTCCATGTTGCTTATGTTTTAGCGTTTACAATAATTTCGTATCTACCCGGAATATCCGGAAATGTTGTTTGAATATACCACTGTTGCAGGTTTGGTAATAGACATCCTCATCTGGATCCTGGTGATGATATACCCTATACCATTGTGCGCTGGGTATGCCCGAGTCCATCATGAGTTCATACTTGTAGTCCATGTTGTCCATGTATCCTTCAAGTCCTCCGTGGGCCATTGGTGCTGCTGTACAAGTACAGTATCCTCGCTCCAGCACAATCGGAGCGGGTTTCATTGGCTGTTGTGACATAGTCACATTGAGTTTAGGTGAAAAAAAAAAATCCCCCTGCACTTTTCAGTACAGGAGGGATCTAACATAAACAACAATCCCACATCATCAAGGACTGATCTGTTTGGTCAGGTATGTAACTATGCTGACTACTAATACGATGAGGATCATAACTAGAAAATTGTATGTATCCTGTTGTTTCTTGCTTTCCATACGTGTATATTTGCACTGACATTTTTAATGTTTCCATGAGTTCGTAGGGAACTTAGGATATTGGATAGTCGGCCTGCAGTTCTCTGCGGGCCTCTTTATTTTACCAGCCCTACACGCTTTCTGCATGTGGGACCAATACCAATATGAATGGAATACGGGTCAGTCAGGTCACGGCCACAGATACCGCAAATACCGATGTGGTAGAAATGCATGTCATGCGGATAGTTCTCGTACAGTACACTGTCAAGGATTTCCTGAACAACAAGTCGCTGCTCAGCTGTACCAATCTTTTGGTCCAGCGTAACGCCTGCCACTTTATAGATAGCGCCCATCCATTCCTGGTTCAGGTAGATGTTGAACTTGTGCTTGTCGTACGAAGTCACAGCTACCCTGAGTGTGTACTCCTGCTGACCATGCTGTACAATGAATTTGGCTCTGCCTCCGAATACGAAGGTCTTTACATGTGCTGGGGCGATGAGATGTTTATCCATCAGTTTAATTTAAAAGGTAGAAATGTGGTGTCTGAATGGCGGAACCACACGAACTTCCTGTCCTTGAGATACATGTCCAGTCGTGCAGGATCGAAGAGTAACTCACGATCGTACTTGTTCATGTACTTGTGGAAGGAGGAGTCGAGCGGATAAAAGTAAGAGGGATTCCATCTGCGCATTACCCCCAGCAGTGAGCTGGTAGGGCCGTAAATGGGGTGCTCTTCTAAGATAGGCCCGGCGTGTTTCTGCGCATGCACAGTGGTACACCATACCAGTTGGAGTAGGAACAGGATACTTTTCATGTAGGTAAAGATAAAAAAGTCCAGCATGTAGAAACAGGCTAGGAGATCAAGTCCCTGTGAAAAACCTACTTTAGTTTGTGGAGCAATGTGGGATCGAACCACAATCTTCGGATTTTCAGTCCGCCGCATAGACCAACTTTGCTATTGCTCCTTTTGCCTGTCTTTCCAGGCTGTCAATAAGATTGAGATGCACAGAGGCTTATGGTGCTGTCTGCGTGTAGCCATTACCATACTAACTACACTCGGTAGTATTACTACTACGTTCTGTTTTTGCACATAGGAATTACCCTTCCAGCTTTTACGCATGTACATCTCAATTTTGTTCGGCCAGGAGGATTCGAACCTCCAAGTAAAGCTTTGCGCTCAGGTTTACCTGACGCTGTACCAACGTTGAGTACAGCCTGCGCTCACACGTTTAAGCGATACCGGGTGTGAGTCCCCTATGTTTGCCCTTCCATCATGTGCCGAATAAAAACCCACGTGTAGAAACACCGGGCGTCTGATGAGAGTTTAGCTCAATTGAGCGAGTTACTGAGGATTTTGTGCAGCGCGTTTGGCGCAGTCCTCAAAATATGTACTCCACAGATTAGATAGATTCTCTACAGATGTAGCTCGTGCAAGGGCATACTCCGCAAAATCCATAGCTATCAGATAGCTGGGTACGGTGAGTTGTACACCATCCTTATTACGGGCAGGGAGCTGCGTGGTATGTGACTGTACAGCCTTCAGGGCTTTGAGTTCTACCTCAGATTCCCACAGAATACCCTCCAAATCACTGATCTTTTCCTGGTCTTTAGTACGAGTGGCCAGCAGTTTATCGGTCAAATCCCACATATCTTTCATGTGTGCTTTATCAGTCTGTATCTTAATAGCGAGTATTGTACACGCAAAGCACGCGATGCCAAGCAATGCCAGTAGTACAAACACTGAGGGGGATGATGTTATTTGAAACATGGCTCTACCCCCTCTTTGGCCTTGAGGCCGATTAAGAAATCATCATACATAACTGCATACTTACCACGTATAATATCCCAGTCGGTGTCGGTAAAGACATTGGGGATAGTACGCATGATGGCATACTCAAAGAATGCAAGTGATTCCAAAGAGCGGGAATCTGCGTGTAATTTCTCTACATCTTTTAAGCGTTGCTTGTATGTTTCCAGCTTATCCACAAAGTCTTCGCGCTGATAGGCAATAACACGCTCCTTGGAAGTTAGGAGCTCCTTGTACAGCATCTTTGCAGTCTCGAACCGGTCACTATAGTCCCTCTTCGTGTCAATCACCTCTTTTTCCCGGGCAATGTACATCAATCCAGCTCCCAGCAGTGCCCCTATGATTGTAGCTATTATTATCCACATGGTATACCTCCTTAGAATGCCAGGCCAAAGCCTGCTGTTGTGTTAAAGCCTAATGTGCTGTACTGGGGTTCTACCAGTACACTGCACGGGGTGGATGATACAGGTAATGAGAGCCTGAGTCCTACACCCAGATAGAGTCGGTCCAAATCATTGATACCCACTCTGCCTGTACCGTACACATACCGGTTGACCCGGGCTATGCCTGTGGTGTACATGAGTGGTGCTACGGTAGTGGATTGTACCAGTTCCGTAGAGCCTGCTACCTTAGGCTTAAATACAGACTCCTGTGGCCATACACCTACCTCAATACCTCCGCCTTGCGGCTGGGCATAGGCCTGTACATAGCTGAACCGGTCTACTGTGCAATTCTCCAGGTACCCCTGGGATTGTACTGCGCCCACCATCAGACAGGCTAACAGTACCGTAAATAATCTTTTCATGTTCTTGGAAGATTGTTGATTTGTTAGAGAAAATGTTTACTGTTGATGGGATCGATATTCTGATCACAGAACAGGTGCCATACGAATGGTACCATTTGAAATGTAGCAAGGTAATACGGATATCTTGGATCAAGCTGACTACCTGTTCCCAGTATCCTGAAATGGTAGTCATGAGCAGGTGAATTGGTATCCACTACTGCCCATATACAGAATGACTCGCCATTGACATCCATTGCATTGTACTGAATGGACAGTACCCGCAGGTCTTTGTACGCTGTCATGGGCTCCCCTACCCGGGGACAGTACTTGTAAATCACATAGTTCTTTTTCATACTCCTTAGTTTTCCTCCCAGATATGTGATACAATGCACAATGCCAGCATCATGTAGAAGGTGGTTATGGCCCAGAATGTGGGAGATGCAAATACATCTCCAGGCTCAAAGGCAAACCCGGTGAGTATGTACAAGGCCCATATCAATAAGAATGGGAAGAACAATGCAATAAAACTCTTTGCCAGCTTGATGCCGGCCTCTTTCTTACTAATAGACGGTGGTGGTGAAACAGCTCTTGGTTTCATGATGCGTTTTGTTTTGATGATGGTGATGAATGTTAGATCAGTTGTGACAGATGGGCTGGATGGACTTGGCCATGGAGTGGTCATCTTCGTTGATACGTATGACCAGTGCTTTACAACTATGGAGCTGAAAATAGAACTCAGCTCGGGGACTGCCCCAGTTGTCTGCGATGTGTTGCAGCAATTCCCTGGTCTGTCCTGTGGAGACTGCTACCATCTGAAGGTAGATCTCCCGGGGTATGAAGGTATGTTCCATACGTGGATACAATTTGGTGACAAGATAAAGAAATAAAGGGTGCCTAGAAAGCGACTAGGATACACCCATAACCATGCTTCACATGGTAAGCTTTAAAAAGTATCCTTCTTTTTGTCACTCATACAGCATGTTTGAAGTTGGTGACTACTGTTGGCCTCAGGTTAAAGTCTCTGGCTGTTATAAGCAGATATCTTTCCCAGTTATCTACATTAGCGCTGTCATGAATGTGTTGCAAGCTGTTTATCAAGTCAACATGTTCGAAAGGTGCTAGTGTAGCGTACACCAGATTACGCCAACTTGATTTTCGGTCATTTTCAGGGAGCGCTGCATACTCCTCATCTGACATGAGGGCTCCTGCAGCACACTTCAGACCAGACTCTGTTCTGTACAAGCATGTACCATCTTTTACGGCCTTCTCTCCTTGTGTGAGCAGGTGAATGGCTACTTGGTCGAATACCTCTTGAGCTGTAGCCTGAGGTAAGGTGGCTAATGTGATCATATGATGTAGATGTTGATTACAAAGTTATCCACCAATACCGTACTGCCCCTGGTCTACCAGACGCTCGGGACAGTACGTATATGTATCAATGGTTCCGTACCCATACTATGACTTCTTGCGGGTCAGTAGATCTTGGGTTTGAAAGAATTTACGGCCTACGATACTGCGATCACCGTTAGCACCGTATCCGAAATAAGATGCACTGCATGCCATACCAGGTGGGATGAGGCTTACTGTAACAAACGGTACAGGCTGATTCCATCCCCAGGTTGGCTTATGTCTTCGGTAGTACTTGCGCACTGTACGCAGGGCCTCTTTAGAACGCTTCATGTGCTGGTACTCATCATGATCAGGGGATTTACCCTCTTTGATGTTACGTGCACGGTATACACCAAGCTCAATACGCATGGTACGTGATAATGAGGCCATGGCATGTGCTGGATTGTCTGCTTCTACCACAAGAGTGTAGCATATACCTGCTATTGGTCGGAGTTCTATACAATACAACATATGTGTAAGTAGCTGATAGCTGTCAAAATAAGGGCAATGCTGAGTTCGCTCAGCTTACGAGGTGCCCATTGTCCCCGGTAAAGTATGCACCCTCTAGAAGTTTTCCTCCTGCTGTGGTAGCATGTCCACGTACCAATAGTGGACACAGAGTCGATTCGAGGGTGCAATGAGTTGTAGACTCACTCAGGCCTGTCCTCACAGTAACGTGAGAGCCTGTACGAAGCCATGAGGTCTTGGTACAATGATATGAAGCCGTACGCTGACAGTGGACATACCCCTATGCAGAAGAGCATGAGGAAGATGCGAGGTGCATCCAGGTATGTGTACATGTACAGGTGGTAGGCGTTGAAGAGGCAGGCCAGTGGCATGAGGATGCCGAGTGTGAATGAGATGTGTGCGATGATCCTTTTCATGTGAAATGGTTTATGGTTATTGTGAATGTTTCGTGAGTTGTGTGTGGACTGGAGCGTGTACAAGCTACAAGAGGTACGTTGTATATGGGTCAGGATGAGGCAGTTGTAGGCTGTGTGATGGCTTGTGAGCTACATAGACTGCCAGGGAAGGGAGGAATAGGACAGTGTGTCAGTTGACCTGAGAGTGGTCGAGTGGTATAGGCCCGCCGCGAGGCCGACCGAAGGTCTCAATAGTTGGACTTTCGATGGTAAAACGAGAACAACACCTGCCACTGAGTCTGATTCATGAGACTTTGCGTAGCTTTGAGGCTCTTTTAGTAGCATTTTGTACGATTTCTACGCAATGTGCAGGATCCTTGTTAGGACTCGAACCCTATCTCTCCCCCTAACCCCCTCTCTTATCAGAGGTAGAAATATAGATCAGCCATAGTGGCTCGTTCACAAAGATTGTTTGTCGGCTTTTCTCCGTAAAATGTCGTATCTTGTCGGGAAATCACCGCAAATGAGACGTAAATCGAACGCATTACCCGCTTTCTTCGCAGTCATGGGCATTGGACAGTCTATCTCCAAGCAGATCAAGGAGTTCAACCAGTATCGTACACAGATGAATGGTACAAAGTACAGTAGACATCGCACCGGAGAGACATCGCATAGGCTTAGACAGCCCATTGTAGTGACGCACACTGACCTTGCAGCCCAATGTACCCGCTCAGAGTGGTACTTAGTCGGGCTCATTATGCTGGATCTGTACGAAAACAATGCATTGTGGAAAGCTGATGTCACGCGTAAGCGTAACTCCACTGAGTACAGGACAGCCATTAAAGGTCTCATTGACAAGAGCATCCTCATTCCAACGGAGACTACACATATCTACATCGTCAATCCCGTACACCTAAGGCGTGGCGGTGCTGTGGAGGTCACGGCGACCACTGCCAACATGCTGATCAACAAACGACCAACAGATGACATGCTCAGGGACCTAAAACCAGTTGATGGACTGGACTTCGAAGGAGCTCGCCTACTCAGTACCTGAGCCCTGCGCTCGTCAAAAACAAGGGGAGCAGCCCTTGCGGGCCACTCTCCTTGGTCGTGCAGAAGATCTTACTTGCTGGCAACCTTGCCGATCACCTTTGCAGGCTCCTCGTCAATCTCCTCCACGTCAGCGCCAAACATAATCTGCTTGGTGAGCTTGGTGGCGGTAACAGGCGTAATCCCCTCGGCAATCAACGCGGTATGCGTCGTGCCAAGCAGATTACCATTAGCATCCTTATCCTCCACGCTGGCTGTTCCGATAACCACGTCCACGAGCTGATTGCTCGCAAACTGGGCCTTCGTGCCATCGCGGTTGATGATGCCCATGGTCAGCTGAGTAGCATTCATGAGCTTGTTGAACAGCTCACGTGCTTGGTCAACCTCGCCAGCTGCCTCCAATGCAATGGCATTGGCATGATTCGTCTTGAACCATGGACTCTGGATGACAGGCAACTTGCTCACGTTGAACGAGTAGATGTCCTTCAGGGCACCAACCTCGCCAGTTGTGGGATTAACGATACGCTCATCCCAGTATCCCAACAGTGGATTGCCAGAGACCTTGCAACGGACAGGCTCGCCTGCGTTGTGCAATCCTGCTACCAAACGTGAGTTCATGATGGCATTGAACCTGGACTCTTCTGCACCTACGGTGCGCTTGTTTTTCGTGCTCATTTGTGTGAGTTTTTATGGTGAAAATTAGTGAACGCTCTTAGGTGTGCGGGGGCTAACCCTCCGCAAAAGTTAGTAGGGGGGCCTGAACAGAAGTGGTACCCACTCCTCGCCCGCGACACTACTTTTCCACACAACTAAAAAAATTTTGTGTAGTCTGCACTACATATCAGAAATGTAGTTACCTTCATCTCATGGCAAGGAAGTACAGACTACAGGACATTCCACCGGCAGCGCAGATCACACAGCACATGAAGTCTGCACTGGAGGCTGAGTACAAACACATTGTCCCGGGGAAGATCAAACTGACACAGAAACCATCATCACATGATAAACCATCGCTCACATCTGACCCTATCACGAAAACTGCTCAGGACTATTCTGGTTATACTGCTGCTGGAAGCGCTGGCAGGGGTGGCAGTACTGGTCCTGTACAAGGCCTATCCCTCAGAGATGCGTGGTTCGCACTGGTACAGGCCTGGGATCGATTCGTTAGAAGTCTTCGAAGCACATTCGGAAATTAAGTAACATGAGCAATAAGTTAATGAGTATTATATGAAAGGAAGATACGTCTTGCTGCACATCAATTCGGGCAAAGGCCTGCTGCACAGACTCTGGCAGTTGATACGTGCCCCATTCACATGGATATTTAAAGGAACCATAACAATCGAGTAATATGAATAGGAAAAGCTTTATCAGAAGACTACTAGGACTCGCTGCAGCTACAGTTGCTGCTCCAGCGGCCGTACAGGCACTGGTTAAGGAAGTGGATCAGCCTGGCATCGGAGGTACCACTTTCAAGTACAGGAACTTGGGACTGGAGACACTATCCGGGAAAAGACCTACTCCAGTGAGAGGTAACGTCTTGCTGCACACCAGTGGTAAAGAATTCTATGTCTGTGCCACGGATGCTAGTGGGATACAGGTGTGTGACATCTTCTGCCAGTCTGAGACGTTCATCATAGCACATGAGCAGATAGGTCCTGAGTACATGGTCATCTGCAGCGTTATACCTGAAGGAAGATGAGTGCTGAGTACTACATACCGAAGCCAGAGGAGATCAGGATCGGGGAGACCTATGAGATCCACACCATGACTACCGGTGGATTGGTAATGATGAGTACTAACGGGACAGAAACCGTATGTGAGCCGCACATAGCAGTATGGGAAACTGTGACCTGTGGTCCAGACGCCCCGTATCTATGGGGGTACACCAGAAAAGACCTGCTCAAGTTCCTGGAGCGGGGAGGACTTAGAAAACTAAAACCAGTAATATGTTAGACGAAATCAAAGACATCATCGCCAAGAACCTGCCGGCACAGGTAGGGGAGACACTGCAGAAGGAACTGGCCCGTATCCCGGAACTGGAGGAGCAACTAGCCAATGCTGAAGCTGCCCGTGTAGTAGGGATAAAGCGAATTGGAGAATTGGACACTGAGCTGATTGCCCTGAAAGCAAAGGAGAAGTGGGATGGCGATCTCACCTACCGGGAGGTGGAAGTGGAAAAGCGGGAGCGTGAACTCGAGGTGACCTTACTCAAAGTCAAGGTACAGGAAGCCGAGAAGCGGGCCACTGAGCTCCACGGTATTGTACAGACTGTATTCAAGTCTCCGGTGTACAGGAAGGCTATCTTCAACACGCCCCATGGGACCACCATGCACCCGACCGGAGAAGAATCACACATCGATTAGTCACCAATTAAAACAATGATATGGACGAGAACACAACAACAGTAGACCCAAGTAACGGTACGATCGGTGTAGACAATACCCCAGATACCGCACCCACCGCAGTTACCCTGGCTGAGGAAGTACTGGCAGAACAAGGGACAGAAACCGAGACAGACTCTGTACAGGAACCTGAGCAAAGCGAGGACCAGAGCGAGACAGCTCAGGACAAACCAACGACCAATGTAGGGACCGGTTACCCTATGTTGTAATCGAATTATTCACCAGACAACCACACAAAATGTCAAAAGGAGAATCAAGAGTACGCGTAGAGTTTAACCCCAGTGGTAGCGGCCACGTATACGAAATCAAGGAGAGTGCTGCCAAGTTCATTGATCTGGTAGAAGAGCTTGCTGTACCAGCTATCAGTGCACCTGTTGCACAAGATGGGGAGATAGAAAAGCGCAGTGAATTCTTCCGTCTACAGGCCTTGGCCCAGACCGCAGCAGAAGAAGCAGCCATGTGGGCCGTGAAAGCAGCCACGCTATGAAACTGATCAGAGACCTTATCCGTAAGTTGATCTACAAGTACAAGCGAGGGCCTGTGCGTAACCTCCGTGACCCTACAGAAGACATGTTCAATGTAGGCTACACAACCAATAAAATCTTGTTCAAGCGTAAACGTAAAGAACGACCAAATCCTAAGTTTTGAAAACAACGCACTCACTGACCGTCACTACTCCGGATGACCTGCTGCTGGCAGTGTTGCATTCCATGAAGTCTGTACTGGGCCTGACCTCAGAGCCCGCACTACAGGTACTGCTTTGGATGTGTACAAAGGCCGATGCCGAGGGGCACGTAGTAGTGGTGTTCAGTGAGTACAGTGAAGCGCTGGGATTCAGTCAGCAGAACTTCCACAACAACATCAAGGTACTCAAGAACCTGGGACTCATCGAAGGTTCCCGGGGAGTGTTCAAGATCAATGAGAAGGTCCCCTACTGGATAACCGAGCGCCACCGCAATGTTATTGTAAACCTTAACTTTCACAAACTACCAAAATGACTGGACAAATAGATCCCGTAAGCATGATCAATGATATCACCCAGCAGCTTACCCTGCAGGCGATTGCCAAGGTATGTCACCAAGCCAACAAGGCCTGGTGTGAAGCACAAGGAGACGACTCCCAACTGGACTGGGACAATGCTCCAGAGTGGCAACGAAGCAGTGCTATCTATGGAGTGGCCTTTGCACTGTGCAATCCTGACGCAGGAGATAGTGCCATGCACGACAGCTGGGCTGACCAGAAAGTAGCTGAAGGATGGGTGTACGGAGCGGAGAAGAATGTAGACCTTAAGACACACCCCTGTCTGGTACCATTCTACCAACTGCCACAGCACCAGCAGAAAAAGGACAGGCTATTCCGCAGCATTGTTAACGCATTAAAATAACGCTATGTATCAAACTGACATATGCTTGGAACCACAGGCTACGGTAACTCCACGCAATATAAAGCTGCTGGTAGAGACTCTACACAAGATCTCCGAAGATAAGGAAATGTCGCTGGAGACCTTGGATGCACAAGTCCAGATCATCTGCGGCACTATAGTTCCTGTAAGGGAGTCAGGACGTTCAACAAAGGAAAGTGGGGGAAATGACCTGATCTCTATGTTGGAAAGGCTAATGACCAAACACGCAGAACAGTCCCACAAGCTGCAGATACTAACCAGAACCCTGCAACAAGCACTAATGGGGTGAAGCACGTAGATCCCATATCATTCGATCCTGAACTGCATGCGTACTACAACCTGTCGCAGGAGCGGTACTGGTCTGTCACGCAAGTACTGGATCTGGTATCCAACAAGTTCAACACAAAGTCCGAGTCAGTGGGAATGGCTGAGCGACATGGCCATTCTCCTGACTACTGGGCTACCAAGTGGAAGAACAAAACCGACTACTCACTGGACAGGGGAACCAATCTACATAACCTCAAAGAAGAACTGGCCTATGCATCAGGACTGTACAAAGATGAAGATGGTGTTCACCGAGTGCAGAACGCGGACCGTATGGCCGATATTGCGGGATTCGATTACTCGCTTTGGCCTGATGGCGTCTATCCTGAGCTTAAGCTTTGGCACCATGGGTACAAACTCGCCGGCAGGGCGGATAAAATACGACTGTTCACTAGGCACGGACACCGTTACGCTTCGGTGGGAGATTACAAGACCAACGAGAAAATAGCAAGGAGATCCTGGTGGGATCAGAAGACTGGGTACCGCATGCTCAAGCCACCACTGTCCCACATCATGGACTGCAGCTACTGGAAGTACACCTTGCAGATGAGCATGTATCAGTACATGTTAGAGTGCATGGGATTCAGACCCTACACACGCTCCCTCTATCACTTCGAACCATTGCCCGCAGACATGGGAGAACCTGGTGAGTTAAGCAAGAAGCCAACAATATATAAATTGGACTATCTTCGTGATGATGTAATTCATCTACTCAACCACGTTACCAATGGGCAAATCGTTCAGGGACCTGCAGATATGTAACAACGCATGTATACAGACGTCAGCGACGGTCTGTAAGGAATCAAAGAAGATGGTACAGGAAGCTGTAGTCCATCTTTTTCATTTTACGGATTCCCACATGCGCAAACAGACTGCAGACTCTATCCAGATCCCGTACTTTGGGAAGTTCAAGTTGAAGTACATGAACCGAAAAATCAGAAAGCATGCAGAACCTGTTCGAATTCAACCAGCACACGGGACTCATCCAGATGAACCGTGTTTGGATCAGCATGGTACCGGAGTTCAAGACCATCCTGATCAAAAGTAAACCCTGTAACGGGGACTATGACGGCAGAAAGAAACTGTACGCTCAGCGCATCTTCACCTTTATCTACATGATGGTGGACTTCAAGAGTCCGCTCAGGGATATGGATGAGGACGAGAAGCGTAAAGAAGCCTTGCGCTGCGCGGAACTGGAGGAAACTGATATCACCGAAACCGTCAAGGTGGCTACGGGTATATATGAGTGGTACCAGGAGAATGCAGCCAGGTCTCTGCGTACAGTGAAAGCCATGCGTAAGGGACTCGATGAGATGGACAAGTACTTCCAGACGGTGAACTTCAAAGAGCGGGATAAGAAAGGAGAGATGGTGCACAACGCCAAGGATCTGATTGCCAACATGAAGAGCATGAAGGGAGTATACGAATCGTACAAAGACTTCGAAGACAGTGTGTTCAAAGAACTGCTCGCTGAGGAGACGGTACGTGGCGATCGTAAGCTGGGTGGTAAAGAAGGTAAGCGTACCGGTTGGCAGGAAGGTAAACGTCCGGACACAGGTAGTACAGAATTCAAGGAGTTTATCGGTAGTATATTCGGCAGCGTCACCACGGAAGGGGAGGGAGATGATCCTGATGAGATGGAGGATGATATCGACGAGGCACTGGAGTACAATGATGTACCTGAATTTGACCCTGACGCAGAAGACTAAATATGGGATTCCACAAACTCACTAACGTACAATACTTTAAGGAAGCTGCTACCGACTTCATCAAGAACGGTGGCTTCTATACGCGCGCCCCCGCAGGCAGTCGGGAGTACAGGGAGTACTGGGACATGTGGGAGAGGCGCTGTGCCAACGGAATGAGTGTAGGGGATCTCTGGATACCCGGGCGCTATGTCTGGTATTTGAACTTCACACCCATCACCAAGCTTCCAGATGATCAGCTGGCCAAGGCAGTGGCGGAAGCACGTGGCAAGGGAGGTAAGATCGGTAAGATGACCATGGAGAAGATATTCTCCTTCCCACGTTTCTATGAGATCGACTACGAGTGGTACAACTTCAAGGACATTGCCTGGAATGGCGGGGACTTCATGGGGGTACACTCAGATGGTGGTCAGCACATTGCTTGTGCCAAAGCACGGGGTGCCGGCTTCTCCTTCAAGGAAGCCTCTGATGGATGTTACAACTACACTTTCATCCCACGTTCGAAGAGCTACTACTTTGCCGGCATCGAACAGTATCTGTCCACAGATGGTATCCTCAATAAAGCCAAGGACATGCTGGACTTTGTCAATGACAACTGTCCGGAGTGGGCCCAGAACAGGATGAAGAGCGATCAGGTAATGAAGATGAAGGCCTCATACATAGACGGCTTCGGGGTGGAGCGTGGTAACTTCGCAGAGATCATTGGTGTGGTTATCGACAATCCCAACAAGACCAGGGGTAAGCGGGGACGTAAGATTGTATTCGAGGAGTTCGGTTCGTTCAAGAATGGTAAGAAAGCACTGAAGGTGTGCATTGGTTCCATACAGGATGGTGGTGTAACCACTGGACAGATCTCCGCGTTCGGTACCGGTGGTGAGGAAGGACCTTCCATCGAAGCACTGGAGGACGTGTTCAATAACCCCCGGGAGTACAACATGCTGGCCTTTCCCAACATCTGGGAGGAAGGCATGGAAGCTACCGAGATCGGATACTTCGTACCTGCCTATCGTACTAACCCCATGTTCATGGACGATGACGGGAACGTCGACTTCCGCGGGGCCCTGGAGTACGAAGAAGACAGGCGGGCCCAGGAGAAGCGCAAGCCGGATCCTCGAGAGTTCGACGGGTACTGTGCAGAGTACCCCATCTTCCCCAGCGAAGTGTTCCAGCGGATTACGATCAATCCATTCCGCCAGAAGGAACTCAAAGCCCAGGAACAACGCGTCATGCGTTCTTCTGTGATCCAGTCCCTGCTCCGCCATGGAGAGTTCTACCGCAAAGACAACGGGGAGATCGAGTTCATGAACATGCTCAAGAACGAGGCCCGACCGATCGAGAACTACCCCCACACCAAAGACGATAACCTGGAAGGCTGTGCCACTGTAGTGGAGCAACCCTACCGGGACATGCATGGTAAGGTACCCAAAGGACTGTACAAAATCATCTTCGATCCGTACTACAAAGAAGAGGCTGAGGACATCTCCTCCTTATTCACGGTGTACGTCATGAAGATGTACAACAACATTGATCCGATCAACGAGGGTATGCCTGTAGCCTGGTACCGCGGTAGGCCTCAGGACCTGGACCGTGCCTACGGAATGCTCTTCGATCTGTCTGAGTGGTACGATGCAGATGTACAGGGGGAGATTGCAGGAGGTGGACAAGGTGTACTGGACTATGCCAAGCGCATGCACCTGCTGCACAAACTCTGCTTCGAGCCAGAGAGCATCAACACCAAAGAAATCAACAAGAATAAGAACCGCAGCTACCTGATGAACATGCCCACGGAGCGAAAACGCATGGGGTTGACTTACGTCATAGATTGGCATAAACAACACCGTAGCACAGACGATAAGGGCAATAAGAGATTAACTTTACACAACTACTATGATATTGTAGGGATTAGGGAAATGCGCAAGTTCAATGGCAAGCGAAACGCAGATACCATCTCTACATTGATTGTGGCTATGTACGAACTCAGAGAACAGGTCTACCAGCAGGAAAAGCAGGTGGAGTCGGAGAGTAAAGATAACTTCTATTCTCGGGAACTGTTCTCAGATGCAGAGACTTTAGAAACGACTACAAACTATTGATATGGCCAAGAAACAACCCTCGGTACTGGATGATGCTCCTGAAAACTTCATGGGCAAGCCCAATCAGATCATTCCGTACAGTATGAAGACACCTCAGTGGTTCCATGAGAACGCTGAGTACTACATCCGCAACAGTTGGACCATGTCTACTGGAGGCACGACCAGTGATATGTCGATCTCTCAGCTCTATGAAGTGTACAATAACCAGTTTCCCCTGTCGTGGTTTACCCACCTGACCGACCCACTCAACGCTAAGAAGGCACAGCACAAGCGTTTCCCTGCTAAGATTCGTCCCATCAATATACTACGTACCTCTATTGACCTGCTCATTAACGAACTCTCCCAACGTCCCTTCGTCGTTCAGGTGGTGAACACCGGGGAAAAAGCATACAACGAGTACCAGGAACGCTCCCAGGCTGCACTGGTACAGAACCTGACCCAACACTTTGCCCAAGCCATGCAGGCTACTGCAGCAGAAGAAGGTGTTCCGGGAATGGAAGAACCCCAGCAGCAGGAGATTCCACTACCAGCTGCTATACAAGAGAGGTTCCTGGCTACCTATGCTGACAATCAGGCCATCAAAGGTCAGCGCTGGTTGAACAAGACCCTGGACCAGCAGTCTTTCCTGCGAAAACGTACCCAGATGATGAAAGATTATCTGATTGCAGGATGGGCCTACTCGTTCCAGAATATCGTGAATGGGAAGTTCGAATACGAGCGCATCTCCCCACTGGAACTCAAGTATGCCATGAGCCCCAATGCCACCTTCGTGAAGGATGCAGCCTGGGCAGTACGTCGGTACTACCTCACTACGGCTGATGCAGTGGAGCAGTTCTACCAGACCTTGAGTAAGAAAAGCATAGAGCAGATCTACAGTCGTACAGCCTCCAACCAGGACCTGCCCTTCAATGGGCAGATGTTCTACAACTACTTAAAGGAAAGCATCAATACCACCAAAGACTTGGTGCACGTCTACCACGTGGTGTGGAGAGGTAAGAAGGGAGTCAAGATCATTACGTTCCCTGATCCCATGACCGGCGAGATGCAGGAGCTTGAAGTCGACGAGGACTACCCGGTAGACAAGGAGGCTGGGGAAACTTCCCGCATAGAGTACCGCGATGAGATCTACCAGTGCTACCGGTTGATGGAAGACATCTACTGTGAAGAAGGACCGCTACCCATACAGAATGGTGCACTACCGTACAACGGCCGTGCCTTTTCCGATACCCACGCCCAGAACATCTCCGTGATGCAGATCGGGCTGCCTTTCCAGATCATGGTCATGATCCTGAACTGGACCATTGAGCGGATGATTGCCAAAAGCAAGGGTAAGATCCTGCTGATCGACGTCAACGCCGTACCTACCCATGGAGACTGGGATGAAGAGAAGTTCTTCTACTATGGAGAGGCCATGGGGTACTTCCTGATGGACCGGGACAACCGCAAGGTGGACAAGAGCTGGAACCAGTACACTGTCCTGGACATGAGCATGTACGAGAACATCAAGCAGCTCATTGACCTGCAGAACCACTACCGCCAGATGTGGGACGACGTACTGGGCATCACCATGCCACGCAAGGGTCAGACCTTCGCCTCGTCTTCGCCCACCAACAACGAACGTTCCCTGTTCCAGAGCAATATTATCACCGACAACATCTTCACTTCTTTTGAAGAGTTCGTCAATGAGGACCTCAACCAGATGCTGGAATTCTCCCGAGTACTGGTCTCAGAAGGCACCAAAGATCTGTACACCTCAGACCTCATGGACACCATGCTGCTGGACCTGGATCCGGTGGAGTACTGCAACGCTTGCCTGAACGTAATGGTGAAGACCTCCGCCAAAGAGCAGCGCAGGCTCGATGAGCTGAAGATGTACACGCAGGAGATGCTGCAGAACGGGGCTTCTCCGTCGACCATACTGGAGATCATCCTGACCGAGAACGTCGCCGAGCTTCGTACGAAACTCAAGTTCATTGAGCAGACTGCTGCCAAGGCCGCGCAGGATGGAGCCGCCAGTGAGCAGGAAGCCAAGAAGGAAATGATTGAACTCGAGCAGCAGTTTGCCATCTTCGAGAACACGCTGAAAGAGCAGCTCATTGACAAGGAGTGGGATCGCAAGGATCAGAACACCATGATCAAAGGTGAGTACGACATTGTATCCTTCACCAAGAGTGAGGACAATGACGGAGACGGCGTACCTGACGCCACCGAAATCGCTGATCGCGTACTGAAGCGCTTCAAGATCATGAGTGATGAGCGTACAAAGATGGCTGCCGAGGAGAACAAACGTGCGATGCACAGTGAGAAGATGGGCGTGGAGAAGCTCAAAGCAGGTGTACAACTTGAAGGTATAGCCGCAAAAGAGCGTTCCGATAAACTCAAGGCGAAGGCTGCCGCCAAAAAGAAAGCAGTAAAGTAATACCTTAGCATCTAAACATCCAGAATATGTCACAAACAGCAGAGGGAGAAGTTAAGAAGGTTTCGTTAAATGAACTTCCTGATGATACCCAAATCCAAAACGCAGACTCAACAACCCCAGTACCGTTAGTAGAACAGCCTCCGGTTACTCCTGTAGATCCAGCACCTCCTGTAGACCCAGCACCTGTAGATCCTGCAGCTCCGGTAGACCCTGTAGACGACACACCTCCGGAAGAGGTTGCTTCTGAAGAAGACATCGCAGCACAGCTCGAGTTCTTCGAAGAGGTAAACCGCATGCGTGGTGTGGAACTTGCAGTCGAGTACGGAGACGTACCTCCCAACTCAGTGGAGGGTATTGTTATACGTGAGCGTGCCATAGAACAGGCCGCTATCCAGAAAGTCAACGAAGAATTGGCTGCCAGGGATCCTCGTGGCGCTGCATATTTACTCCATAGAATGCAAGGGGGAACAGACGAAGAGTTCTTCTCACGCAAAACTTTATCGCTTCCATCCTATGATTTATTGCAGGATGATGTAGATTTACAAAAGCAAGTGTACAAGAGTGACCTTGTGAGACGCGGATTAAGCCCGGAGAAGGCAGACGCACTGGTTGAAATGGCTGTTAAATCCAACACCCTGAGTTCTGAAGCTGATGCAGCTTACAAACAACAGGAAGAGGAAGATCGCAGAGAGCTGAGAAGGTTGGCTGAAGCTGCGAAAGAAGAACAGGCCGCTTGGCACAGACGCGTAAAAGAAATGGACACAGTCCTGGCCACTACCCTGGAATCCAAGGATCTCAAGATCGTCATTCCTGATAGCGAGAAGAAGCAGTTCGATGCTTTCGTACGTAACCTGATCCAGACAGATGGGCAGGATTTCTACATCGCTCAGACAGTTGACCCCAAGACGGTACCACAGATTATAGAGTCGTTGTACCTTCAGTTCAAGAAAGGCGATCTCAGCGCCCTCATTGCCCGCAAAGCCAACACGCTGAACGTAAAGCGTAACCAGATCCAGCTTGCAGGGACACGTAAAAAGACCGAAGCCTCCATCCCAGCACCTCCACAAAACCAGCGTACTACACTTGGAGACCTCAAGTTTCCCGGAGAACTGTAGTAAAACCAACCCTCGGAATTAAAATTCAATATACATGAACACGCTTCCTCGTTTAAAGTATCAAGTCTCTGAGCAGATCCTCGACACTAAGTCGCTGCTCGATGAGGAGAACTTCTACCATCAGAAGCAGGGCTCACCCTCTGAACTGACCAAGAAGCTCACCTTCATCCTTGGTGATTACAACAAGAGTTATCCCATTTCTCTGATGACCATGGGTGGCATCGGTTATGGCGGTAATGCGCTGAAACGCTCAGCCGTCGAGTTGGATGACCCTCAATTCACTTACCCTGTTATGGGACGTCTGCACAAAGCTGCAGTAGTAACCAAGTCTATTTATACCGGTGGCGACAAGCCTGGTATCGGGCATGGTGAATTCAAACTGTACTTCTCAGACAATCTCATCAAGAGGTTTTTCATCATCCAGTCAGCACGCGGTGTGCAGGCACACGTTCGCAAGGACCCCGAGAATGTCGGTGGTTATTGGGAATATACCTGCGTACTTGACCCTGCAGCTCCCAGCGATTTCTGTCCTTTGACAGAGGTAGCAGAAGGCGCTTCATGGGTACCGATGTTCACTGCCGTTCCTGAATCCCGCTCACGTTCTACTGAATCGGTCATGGCTATGCCTGGTCAATACAAGAACCAAATGGGCTTCCTCAGGGCTGGTATGAGCTGGGCCGGTAATGCTGCGAACAAGATCATGAAGATCAACATCACTGATCACGAAGGTAAATCTACCAACGTGTGGATGGATTGGTTCATGTGGCAGTTCGAGAACGACTGGTTATCTCAGTGTGAACACACGTATTGGTACAGCCGTTACAACAGGCTTGCTGATGGTACTGTTCCATTGAAGGACCTGTTGACCGGTAAGGTGATCCCACGTGGTTCTGGTATCCTCGAGCAGGTGCAGAACAAAGCCACGTACTCTTCACTGACCTACAACTTCATTCAGAACCTGGTAGGCGACGTATTGTACTCTCAGCAGGACCAAGCTGGTAAGAGCCTTACTTTCCATGGTGGACGTGGATTCCTCAGGGAATTCGACAAGGCCATGAAAGAGAAGGGCATTAACATGCTGACTGACTGGGGCAATATCGCCGAGAAGTTTGTTACTGGTTCAGGCTACAACCTCATGCTGGGTGGTTATTTCGATGGGTTCTACCACATCGATGGCTACACCATCAAGGTAAAGCACAACCCGATCTTCGACTATGGTAAAGTAGCCATGGCCCAGAGTGCAGGTGGTGTGGTACACCCTGAGACTGGATGGGCCCTGGAGTCATATCGCGGTGTATTCATCGACGATTCTGACTACGATGGTCAGCCGAACATTCAGCACGTTGCTCAGAAAGGCCGTTCATTCCTCCATGGTGTGATCGCCGGTCTGACTCCTGCTCCACGTTCTATCCAACTCATGACAGGTTCGTTCTCTATCGACAAGGAGTCTTCAGCTTCCCTGCTGGCTTCTGATATGGACGAGTCATCTTATACACGTTTCAAATCAGCTGGTATCCAGATCCTGCGTGCTAACACATGCTTCGATCTGCAGTGTATCGCTGGTGCGTAAAAACGCTGGTTTTGGATGAGAAAAAGATAAGCCCTGCTTCGGTGGGGCTTTCTTTATATCAACCCGAACGAGTACATTTGTTCATCATTTCTAAATCACAATCATTCTCAGATGACAGCAAAACATCCTAACAGCAAAATTGTAAACATCGTACGTACCGAGACCTTCATGGACTCTGTACAGACCGGTGCAAAGGAATTCATGAGCATGAGTCGAAAGACCATAGGCTCGTACTGGAAGAGCATCAGTTCTAAAGTTGTAGGCTCCGGACTGGACTTCAACGAACAGCGCGTACTGCTCCCACTGATCATTGATGCAGAAGCCGATGACCGCTTCTTCCGCGAGAAGGTCAACAAGTTCTATCAGGAGATGTTCACACAGATTCCATTTGGACCCGAAGGTAGGGCCCTGGAGATCGGACTGCTGCTGGACAACAACAAGCCCGTGACCTACAAAGACAAAGAGGGTATGCAGAACCTGCCCATTGAAATCATGGACTATGTCCGCTATCGCCACGCACGTGAGCATCCGCAGGTAGCCATCGACAAAGAGAGCTCTGTGGGAGATCCGCTGAAGCTGTACTATATCTTTGATTCGGAAGTGGCTGACAAGGTACTGGTCGAAACCACTTCTCAGCAAGATCAGGCCATTGCGACTTATCTGGCCATCAAAGAAGATGATACCAAAGTCAGTGGTATGCTGATTATGTTCGGCATCGATCCACGTGACTTCGGTGGAGCTTCTGCCCCAGCACAACGTGCTAAGCGCCTGCGTACGATTGCTGACACCGATGCAGCAAACTTCAACAAGGTCTATAAGACAGACAACTTCGAACTGCGCGTGAAGATCAAGTCGTTCATACAGAACGGCATCTTCAAGAATGTGGGAGACCGGATATTCGAAGCTTCTACCAATAAAATGATCGCCAAGGATCTCGACGAAGCAGTCAAGGTACTCCAGGACAAAGAATACAGCGAGAACCTCCAGATATGGAGTGGGAACCTGCAGGACATCCAGGCTAAGCCGAAGACCGCGCGTCGTAAGCCAGTGGCGTAACCTTTAAAACAAATCACGATGGACGTTAAAGAGATGCACATTGAGATCGAGCAGGCCACGCAGAACCTCGCAGCCAATGCCCGCCGTAAGTTCTACCCCGACGAGATCGACTGGATCCTGAACAAGACGGTACACCGGTACATTGGCTCTCATGTAGGGGACCTGCGAAAAGAGCCGGGCGCTGCTGATTCCCTTGTGCATCTCAATCGTCTGTCCACCCTGCTGGACAAGACCGATGTCACGTGCTACGACAACGGGGACACCCTAAAGACTAATGTCGCCGCGGTGATTCCTTACCACGTCCAGGAGGTACTCTCCGTAGAAGCACATGTACATAACCTGTGCGGGGCCAGCCCCAAGACCCTGCGGGAGGCCCACACCCTCCACTACCTGAAGATCGTAAAGAGTAATGCAAATACAGAGTGGTACAAGAGTGTGGTACTCTCTGTTAATGCAGAGCCCGTGTTCAACATCACCGCGCATGCTGCAGACAGGGGGGTTACCTTCAACGGGTTCTCTTCCAAGAATGAGACCTGGAGACTGGTCCCTATACTGATGGCGGAGCTACGCAGCAAAGGCTATGAGGTACACTGGGAAACCTACGGGGACATACACAAACCTGACACCATTATCTTTTCCGGACTGCCTACTACAGTCATCCAGATCCTGATCGACGGCGTCACTACGGTAGCCACGTACGAAGACACGCTGCTGAGGACCAAGTACATAAACTCCCCACTCACCCTGTTCCCGGGAAGGTTCTATTTCCAGACCGTGATTCCACAGATGACCGCCTCCGGATTTGCCAGTACCTACTACAGATCTCCGCTTTGTTATCAGGAGAACGATAAAGTGGTTACTGAGCTGGACAATAGCTTTATAGTAAGTGGAGTGCGTCTATACCATGTGCGCAGACCTCGCATGATCAGCTTATCTTTAGAGGAGAATTGCGAGTTGCCCGAGAATGTACACTCCGATATTTGTGATCTGGCCATCGAGTACATCAAAGGACTCAGGGCTGATCCGGACTGGGAGAACAAGCTTAGGGACAACATGACAAGAACAACAATCTAACGTATTAAACCTGTTTAACGTATGGCTTACAAGAACCGCTATTTTAAGAACCCTGCTGGAATCAACAGCAACTACTCCTTCATTGGTATCACCAAGCAGGTGGAGTATTCAGACAGTACCACATTCACGCTCTTCGTAACAGAAGCAGTGGAAGGTGAGATCGGTGTATTCAACGCAGCAACCGGTGCCCTGATTTCAGGAGCTGGTAACGTGTCGGCTACCCTACCGATCTTCTTCGCTTTGAAAACCGGTATTGGTGTAAAGAAATCAGAAGCATTCACCCTGGCCAGCGCCAAGGCTACCCGTACTCCGTATGTGGCTCCTGTTAAAGGAAGCAGCACATTCGTGTACACCGGTGCTACTGTTGCCACAGGAGATGAGCTCGGTTTCAAGGTCATGGACCTCACCATTGGTGGTGGACCTGTTACCACCCAGGATTTCCACATCGTCGTAAAAGCAGGCGAGACCTTCGACGTAGCCATGGCACGTCTGGCAGCCCTGGTAAATGATGCAACTTCTGTGGAGAACCGCGATCGTGATTTGCTGGTTTCAGCAGCTTACACTTCCGGTACAGACACCATCGTATTTTCCAACCTGGAATTCGGCGCGATCATCAAGGTACTTCCGCAGTACAAAGCCAGTGAGAAGTTTGTAAGTTCTTCTGCAGTAGCTACTGTACTGGGGTCTGGCTTCTACGAGGAGGCAGTACTGTTCGAAGAGGCTGCAAACATCAAGGACGGTGTTACCACCAACTACCCTAACACACCGATGACCCAAGCATCTGACTTCGGAGCTCCCTCCACTCAGGCAGCAGCTGGTGTTCAGTACAATCACTACACCTTCCAGATCATCGCATCTGACAGTGCAAAGACTGTGAAAAAGGTAGATCAATACCCTAACTGCATCGAGTTGCTGGTAGCCGCGAATGGCGCCGCCAACGCAGAAGCAGAGATCAAGCTGATCTTCGCACTCTAAGGTGAGCTGACTTAACATACCTATCATGCAGAAGGGCAGCGTAATAGCTGTCCTTTTGTTTATAACACAGTATATTTACACTATGACACCCAATGAACTTACAGACATCATAGCACTGGAACTTGGGGCCGTCAACGACTTCACCTTCAAGCGTACCATTCTGGCACGTGCAGATACCATTCGCGAGCAGCAACTGAAGCGCACCCTCGAGAAGACACCCCAGGACCGCAAGTTCTTTGTACAGGAAATGCAGGTACCTATGGAAAGCTTCAACTCCATGGAAGGGATAGGCGACATGATCTGTACCTGGTCCAAGCCCAAGTGCGGGCTTCCTAAACCATTGAGAGCCAACTCGATCCTGTACGATTACGTGGGATCTGTAGATGGCTCTAACGCGTACAGATACACGACCCGCGGAGCAGCGCGCTTCATGACCGCCGGACGTTATGCTCAGCATTTCATACTGTACCATCGTGACCGGGACATGCTCACTGTAGAGAAAGGAGGCATACCCAGCATACTGGTCGTGGGCATATTCGCCAACCCGGAAGAGGCCTACAACATCAATGCGAAGACCAAGGGGTGTACGAACTGTGATTTCTGGGAAAGTACATACCCCTGTTCAGGTGACGTTATCGACATTATCATAAACGAGATTGTGAGTAAGTGGCGGAGTGAAACCATAAACCCGGAAGCCAATGGAACCCAAAACAAGCCGGATCCTACTTCCTAAGGATATCTACTATGCCTTCATCAGGCAGTGTGAACAGCGCTACCCCGGAACCAAAGTGGTAAAGCTGAACCTTAGGAGAAGGGCCATCCCGTACGAACTGCATGACGAATCTGGTACAATATTACTGACCTTCGACAGATGGTTCAACATCATGACAGTGTTCTTCGCAGAAGCCCGGGAGAAGATCATACAAGGAGAAAGGCTTAGTCTGTACCAGGGCGGGTTCATCCATGCCAAGCGCATTGAGCGGAACTTCCGCAACAAACGGGTGAACTGGAAGGAGACGATGCGCGGGGAGATGAGGTTTGATGAGGAGAAGCAAAAGAACGTACCGGTACGCAAGGTGTACTACACCGAAGAGGATTATTGCAGGATTGGCTGGTCAGCGAAGGGACATGTTCCCGGCTACAAGTTCTCTCCGACCAATTCCTCCAAGAGCAAGGTAGGTTTCAAGCAGCAGTTCAGTCAGCACCTTATCCGCAACCCGCACCTGAAGCTCTCATACATATATTACCCATACACTAATTAGCATGGAGTACAACAAGATAAGCATAGACGAGATCGTAGGAAGAGTGTTGCGCAACACCAAGTTGCAGGATACCGCATACTTCGCTGACCTGTTGATCTGGATCACCGAAGCCATGGCTGACATGAAGACCAAATGGGTACTGCGTCAGGTATTCTTTGACAGCAATGTGCACTTCTACAAAGCAGAGATGCCATGCGGACTGGTGGTGCTGACTGCAGTAGAATACAAAGGCGCCAGACTACCTCAAAGAAACGTAGGACGCCATCCCTCCAGCTGGCCAACTGAAGCACAGACCAGTGATGTATTCATATCCTCGGTAAAGAAAGTGGAGAGCCCCAATGGAATGACCGCGTACGAGCAGGACAGTGCGGTGATCCCTGTGCCGGTAAGCCAGACGGACTGGTACCAGGAAGACGGACCAGGATACATTGCCACCTCCTTCAAAGAGGGGCTCATCAGGTTCCACTACAAGGAGACCCCGCATGACAAGCACGGATGGCCACTGATCCCCGATCAGGAGAACTACAAAGAAGCCCTGTACTGGTACTGCCGCATGAAACTCATCGAGAGTGGCTGGATCGATCCGGTATTGAACTGGGAAGCCTGCTATCAGCAGTACTCGATGAACTGCGCTCGTGGAAAAGCAGCTACCCGTTACCCATCCACCAATCGGATGGAAGAGATGTGCGACATGATCACCCTGATCCCGCCACAGAACTATTTTGACACCTATGGTAACTTCTACGAAGCATGAAAGGTATAAACCAGAATACACGCCCTAAGAACCAACCGAAGGATACCTACCGTTACGGAAAGAATGGTGTGTCCAATGTACAGCTGGGCCTGCAGGAGAATGAGCCCGGGTTCGTGAAGAGTGCGGCAGTGCTGCCTTACAAATGCATCGGAGTAATTCCCTCTGACAAGTACCCCATCCTGTTCTGTACAGATAATGTGAACAGTGCCATAGGCTATTTCAATACCGATACGGACAGCTACCAGCCTATCCTCGATGATACATTGGAGTCGTACAAACTGGGTTTCCATTCGAACTTCTATATCACCGGGGAAAGCCAGCGTAACCACCTTGGGGAGATCGTAGTGGCCTTTACCGACAAGAACAAACTGGTAGGCTACCTGAACTGCGATAACCCAGACGTGAGCTCCCTGAAAGACATCTCCCTGTTCCCGATTGTCCAAGCGCCCATCGTAAAGATCTCCCAGGACACCGGCGGGATACTTTCCCCGGGGGCCTACTTTGCTGCAGTACGTTACACCAAGAAGGACGGTACCATCACCAGCTTCGTGGGCAATACCGGAGTGACGATCGTAGCAGGAGCGACTGACTCAGTGACCGACAAGTCACTGGTACTGACCATGACCAACCTGGACCTCACCTATGATTTTGTACAGGCAGCGATCCTCTACAAGGTCAATGGAGTCTATGGTACTCCGCAACTGCTGCCAGAAGCTTCTATTACGTCGGAAGAGATGACATTGAACTACACCGGTACAGAGGTTACCACGAATACCACACTGGAGAATGTACTCATTCCACAGGCCTTCTATACCAAGGTAGGTACGATCGGACAACTCAACGATGCCCTGTATCTGGGGAATCTCGAGAGTGCCCCGACCATCAACATGCAGCGCTACGCCAACCTGATCCGGGTGAACTGGAAAAGCGAACTGCTTGATACCCTGGCGCCTTCTCAGGAGCACGTACGGGGAGAGAAGCGTAGCTGGATGCACGAAGAAGTCGTAGCACCTTATATAAGATACTCACTCACCCGCGGAGGATGGACCCAGTGGTTCCACATCCCGGGCAGAGCTCCTCTGGCAGGTGAGACTGACGCGTCGACCCTGGCCAATACGCAAGGCATCACTGCCAAGAAGTTCCAGGTAGAGGATACCATCCCCAGTTTCAATGCAGCACAGCTCGAAGGAGAGATGGGCTACTGGGAAAACGACAACGAGACCTATCCCGACGACCCGAGCTTTGACTCCAGTACCGGTGGGTTGGGTGGGGTCAACCTGCGCAACCAGAAAGTACGGCATCACCGCATGCCCTCCATTGCCTGGTGCAAGGAAAACCTGTATCCCATAGACACTACCTACGGAAAGAACAAGCTTGACCTGCTGGGTCTCAAACTGACCAATGTCATCATACCGGCTGAGTACGCCGATCAGATCGACGGATGGCAGCTGGGCTTTGGCAAGCGTACCCTCAATAATGCCACGGTACTGGCCCAAGGCGCGCTCATGCATAGTGCACAGTACGCTGCTTACAATGGTGGGGCATTCACCCTCACCGGAGGCGGTACAAAATACGTATCTACAGGAGGCAACTTCCATGCAGCCAAAAAGCCAGATGGTAATCCTCCGGACAATGCCCTTGGACTGGATACCAAAGCGATGAGATTCCATGGCTTTGACCTGCTGTTCAACAAGCCGGCACTGTCTGACACAGGGTATTACCTGTCGACACACCTCAAGCTTAAGCGCACCCAGCTGCAGACTGAAGGATTCATCGAGGACAACAACCTGGGCAATAACGACGTACGTGGTCCGATCGTATACCTGATCGACTATCTGGCAAAAGGTCTGACGCCCACTGTGGTGTCCTCTGCCAAACGACTACGCAACATAACAGAGACCCAGCTGGTACCCAACAATACAGAGGTATCTGCCTGGCACAACATAGATCTGGAAGCGTACTATGCCGGCAAGCTGAATGCCTCTGTCATGGATACTGCGGACATCACCACGCACCTGCACGACGTAGACGAGAATAACCAAAGTGCCGGGCTTTGTATCCCACACGAGGTTACCCATCTGTCCAACATGATGCGCGTACGAGACGATGTCTATGCCCCATTCACGGTCCAGAAAGTCATCCCTGCTTCTGACAAAGTCGTAGGTACAACCAGTACAGTCTTCGGTGGAGATACCTTCATTGTGGATTACTCCTTCCATACCTATGGATGGTGGATGCAGTTCAACCAGAAGTTCGGGGACAAGTCTGGCACCAAGGTGGTCAGGCGCATTGCCTGTGAAGCGGCGTCGAACCTCTATGCACGGTTTGAGACCCCGGGCAATGTGTATTCCAAGTGGTATCCCAATTCGCCCATTGTCAAGGAGGACGTCAACAACTACATTACCGATTACAGCCTCAAGCAGGATCCCAATCAGTTTGGCTATTCCAAGGACTTCAATGCCCTTAATGAGCTGAGTGTCGATACCGGCATCTTCAACACGAACAACGAAGTCAACACTATACACCCTTTCCGGATACACCGCGGAGGACAGCTCGGCCGGCAAGACAAGACACGAAGCTGGCGTACGTTCCTGCCGCTGGATTACTATGAAATCAAGAAGAACGTCGGTACGATCGTCAACCTCGAGGGGCAGGATGATAGACTTCTGATCCACTGCAAGTCAGCTTTGCTGGTGACCCAAGACAAGACCAAGCTGGAAAGCGACGTGCTCCAGGTGACCCTGGGCTCGGCCGACATCTTCCAGTTCGATCCGCAAGACGCCCAAAGTGCTCCTCTAGGCTATGCTGGTACCCAGCACGACTTGAGTTGCCTGCGCTCTCCAGCCGGGTACTTCTTCCTGGATGCCAATAGTCAGGAGATCTTCATGTACAAAACCAAGCCGGAGAATCTGGGTGGCGGACTGTACAACACATTCCTGGAGATCATCAAGACCTTCGCTCCCCGTACCAATACCTTCATTGGGGATGGGATTACCGTAGGATACGATCCGGAGTTCAAGCGACTGTTACTCACCTGCAAGTATACCAAGGCCTCTAAGGCAGTCAGGTTCAACCTGGAGGATGCTGATATCCCTACACTGGTGGTAGGAGACTATGTCTACATGGACGGACGTATCCTGGAATTCAGGGGCGTCAACAATGTAGTGCTTAGCGGAGTGAGCTGCGATGAAGTCAAGATACCGGTGATCGTAGGCTTTACGTATGACCTGGAAGCTTCTGTCTACAACAACTACGTCCTCACTACCTTAAGTGGAACCTTTGTCGACAGTGTCACGCTTCTCAGTACGGTACCTGCAGCCCTGCCTTTCTTTACCATAAATCCCGCTACCCGAGAACTGATCGTAAATGGAAACCTGTTCCCGGAGATCGGAGATGTGTACCAGCTTAACTGCCGGGCCACATCAGATACAGGAGGTACGACAGACTTTTACATCACCATTAATATTGTAGCATGATAGGATGTAACAACCCGGCTGCTGCCAACTACCTTGCAGGTGCTACAGAAGGCGACCTGTCTTGTCTGTACACCAAGAATGTGAATGGTACCTGCTACCTGTTCCGGGAAGCCCAGGACAGTGTACGTGAGGACTTTACAGCCTCTTACTCCTTGCTTGCCGGAGACTGGGTATTCTTCCATGGGTATACCCCGGATCACTACATCGTAGCCCGGGACCAGCTCTACACCTTGAAAGACAATGAATTGTACAAGCACAATGCAGGGGCGTATGGCATGTACTACAAGAATACGCCAGAGCCCTTCTTCATCGATATCGTGGTGACCAACCGCAAGGAAGAGATCCTCGCTGCCCTGCAATGGGTAACTGAAGTATTGGACGCAAACAACAAGGATAAAGAGCATCTGACCTTCACACACGTGACCGTGTGGAACAACTATCAGTGTTCCGGCCGCGTACTGCTGGACAATGTATTCAAGGACCTGTCCTACGCGACCCATCGCAAGAGCAAGGGTGTATGGAACTTCAACGACTTCCGCAACGTAGTCACCAACAATGAGGAGTCTTTCCTCAAGGATATCTTCAATGACTACAGTGTGGACACAACCAAGATCAGCACCACACTGCCATGGTATGAGAAGCAGCTGCTGATGGACGACCACTTCGTCATCCGCCTGGAGTACGACAACACCCAGAACTATAACATCATTCTGCACCAGCACGGTGCAATCATGGATAAAAGCATGTAATGAAGAAGACTAAATTCTACAAAGTGTACAAGGAGGGCGGGTTCATGGAGAAGAACAATGCCCTGTTCGGCTCCATAGCAGGCGCCGGTGCATCTATCCTCGATGGCTTCTCTCCCACAGACCGTGCCCCTTCCGTAGGACTGGCCGCCGGCAAGGGCGCGTTGAGTGGTGCGGCCATGGGCTCACAGTTTGGTCCACTGGGACTTGGGATCGGTGCGGGAGTAGGCGCGCTATATGGAGGCATCAGCGGAGCCGTACAACGCAAGCAGCAGGAGATCGGAGATGCCCGCAACTTCCGGGAGATGGAGATATATGAACGTGATCGCTCCAACATGGAGATTGCCAACAATCCAAGCCTGATCCGCGGCAACAAGGGAGCCCAGTTCTACCAGAATGGCGGAGAGCTCCACCGGTTAAATAGTGTAAATGGTATAAAGTCGTTTGGCGGAGAACTACGACCTTTGAGCAGTGATACGGCAGAGGTGGACGGCAACTCCCACGAAGAGGGGGGTGTACAACTCCCGCAGCACAATGCAGAGTTGGAAGGTGGGGAGACAATGAGCGGACCCAGGATATTCTCAGAAGCACTCGGATTTGCCAAGTTGCACAAGCCACTGGCCCGGGCAATTGGGAAGATAGAACAGAAAGCTGGGACGCCTGAGCGTATCAATGCGATAGATCGACTGAAACAAAAAGAGCTAAGCCTGTACGAACAGCAGGAAGAGCTGAAACAATACTTAAATATCTGATCATGGGGTTATCTACTAAGCCGAAACCGAACACAGCTGCTACCAAGACCGCCACTAAGACGGCAGCTAAAAAACCTACTCCACGAGTACGTACTCTGGCCAATGACTTAGCTGCCTTACAAACAGGAGTCATAAGTCCAGACAACTTGCCTACCGCGGCCGGTATGATGCCTGAAGCTACAGCTACACAATCGGGGGGTTTGAATATTACCAAACCTGCTGTAGATACCAATGAGTGGGTAAAGAATAGAACCTCCTTCGCAGAAGATGTTCCTAAAAGAGACTGGAAGCGGGACATCGCTGATGTGGCACCGTACCTGTCCAACTTTGCCAACGCATTTCGCAGGGCCCCTCAACCCGCTACGCCCAAGAGCTTTAACCCAGTGAAGTTCAGCAAGGTCAACTTCGATGCTGACAAAGCAGAGGTAGACCGCTCTGTAGCGGGAATGAATCAGGGTGTACGATTCATGCCGGAGAATCAAGCCGCTGCAGTACGTACGGCCAACCTCACCCAAGGTATCCGGGCCAAGAACCAGATCAATCAGGCTGAGGCCAACGCCAATGCCCAGATCACGAATACCGGTAACATGGCCAACAGCCAGATTGATATGCAGAATGTCAACAACCAGAACCAGTATGCGGACGCTCAGGTCAACAGGCAGATGGTCAATACGAGCATGCAAAGTGCCAACCTGGCCAATGCAGCAGACAAGTTTGTAGCATCAAGCAACCAAAGAGATCTTATGAAATTAGAAGGAACCAAATACGGTATACTCTCTAAGGTGTACGCCAATAGCGGAGTACTGGATCGGATGACCGCGGACATGGGCATTGATCCCAGAACAAACACACCCATTATGAAGAAGCGTGCCGGAGGTATGTACAAGGTGTTCGGGAAAGGTGGTACTATAGATCCGCGCCCAGGATTGACTCGTGGACTCATTCCTACTCCGCAATACAGAATGTCTTCGGCACGTACACCCACTGCGAGCGACTCCATATTGTACAAACAGAACTTCGAGAAGATGCTACGCAATGATCCAGAAGCTGTGAAGAACAATGAAGTACTGACACGTACTCCCTGGGTAGGAGGCTTAAAAGATCCTGATCTGTTTGCTTATGGATTGAATCAAATCAATGCGTACGATGATGCATTGAATCCCAGAGGACTTATGACTGATGCACAAGTGAACGCTGAGCTTAGTCGTCCACTAGTACTCCCCAAAGATGTCAAGAAGAAAGCATTCGGAGGACTTCTGGAAGAACCCAGACCTGGTGTAGTTGGTGCACCTACCAATGTGTACAGCAGGGCTACCAATAGGCACACCAGTATGGGAGGACATGCGTATGCCCAGACCATGGAAGCTGATCGCACAGGAGATGCCATGATCCAATCAGCACAGGGTACTTCTTACGGCAACGCACAGCTAAACATCGCACCACGTGCCGCACAGACATCTGAAGCAGCCCGCAGCGGGGACTACTTCGTACCACCTGCTGCCAACCATCAGTACGTGACCCTGAAGAACATGCAGCGTCCGGTAGCCGATCAGACACTGGACAAGTACATAGCCAACACGAAGAAATTCAAAATGGGAGGTAAACTCCGCAAATTATATTGATATGCCTGACTACGGAATGTACCAATTATCGAACAGTAAAGAGATCCCACGCTTTGTGGGTTCTTCTGTTCCTGAGCTGACCCAAGCTTCACAGGTCATGCAGGGACGGTATGACACAGCATTGCAGTACGAAGATGCGATCGATCAGGGCATTAAGCAGGCTACCTCCCTCGGGCAGGATACCAAGCACCTGCTCGAGCTGAAAGAGAAGTACAAGGGAAGGCTCGGAGAGCGTGCCAAGAAAGGAGACTATGAAAACATGGTCCGTGATACTGCGCGCGATGCCCGGGACTTTGTCAATGAGTACAAGCCCATTGCACAGAACCAGCAGCTGTATGCAGAGTACCAGAAAGAGCTGAAAGAGAAAGTCGACAAGGGTACCGTATCACCCGATCGTGCGGCCAAGATGCTGGATTATTCTACGCGTTCGTACAAGGGACTGCAACGTGATCCGCTCACGGGTCAGTTGAAGAACCAGTTCCAGGGTCAGGCTATGGTCGATGACCTCGATGTACCTGCATGGATCGACAAGCAGCTGATCGGACTGAAAGAAACCACTACAGGACGTACGATACAGAAAGACATCAATGGTTTCTACATCATGGAAGGCAACACGCGTAAGCAACTTGATTACAAAACACAGATCAAGCCTATCATAGATGCAGCCAAGGCATCAGATCCCAAATACCAGGCTTGGGTGAATCAGGAAACCTTGCTCAACAGCTACGATGCCAAGTACACTCCCGAGAATGCCATCAAGCAGTCCCCTCTGTATCCGCAGCTGCAGCAGATTGCAGATCAGCAAGGTGTTACCCTGCAGCAGGCCTACCAGCTGTACAAAGCCCAGTCCAAGTACAGCGAGATCGAAAAGACTGTAGATCTAATGGGTCAGAAGTACCAGCGCAACGATCACGAGTACGTATGGAAGAACATGGGAGCTACTGAAGAAACAGCTGCGCGAATTAAAGCACGGGTGGAAGATGAAAATAAGATTACGTTCGCAGGACTTGCTAAAGTTAGTCTGCCGGGAATGCAATATGCGACACCTACAGACTTGGCCAGTGCCAAAGACCTCACACAGACTGCTGTAACTAAGCTTGAGACAGGAGCCAACGACTACTTACGCTTGAACGGAGTTACTAAAAATGCAAATGGGCGTTACATTGACAGCAAGAACATGGATGTAACTGACGTAGTAGACAAGAACAATGACATGATTGCCCAAGCACGTAGAACCCAGCAAGCATTGGAAAGTCGTGAAAAGCGGATTATGGAAAAGGCAGGATTCCATCCTACCGAAGAGCTGATTAAAGACGCCAAGAAAGCAGGGCAACAAGCTTACAATCTACTTGATAGGGCTATTGAACTATCAGGGGATCCAAAGGCACTGCGTGAGAAGCGGTACAAGGACGCCTACGCCAGGGTACTACAGAATACTGACGGGTATCAACGCTATGCTCAGTTACTAAAGGCAGATGCTCAGAATAGTACTGTAGAGGTTCCGATACAGCAGTTCCGTAGTAAAGCTGCAAACACAGCCATGGAAAACATGGTAACAAACCTGGCACAGGATCTCGACATTGGAGGCTTGAAAGGAGGCCTGTTGGGTATGAAGAACATGGACGGGTCTGAGTTGACTGACAAGGACTACGGAGCTATTAAAGGCGACTCCAAATTTGGAGGATGGTTCATTGACCCTGCTGATGGTAAGTACAAAGTCGTATTCAAAGTAGGTAAACTGGGTACTAAAGATGGAGAGACTGTAGGAACCACACGTCTTGTAAAGATGGATGCCGGTCAGGATGTTATCCAGTACTTACTGGGCACAGGAGAAAGTCACTACTTCAAACAAGCTGTGGCACAATCGCTAGGAGACCTCGAAACTTCTCCGGATAAAGCGCTTGATTTGGCACTCCCCGGAGGAAAAAAAGAAACCGTAAGCCTACGCAGGGTAAATCCATCGGGTATATCAACCAATGAGGAGTATGGAAATGTCAAACCACAATACGAAGCTGTGTTCAGATTAGCCGATGGTACACAGCAGAAGTATCTGTACAATACTCCAGGCGAGGTGTCCAGTAAACTTGGTACTATAGTAGAGGAAATGCAGAAAGACTTACAAAAGAAATAACATGCCAGATCTCAAACAGGTTCTCAACAATACTCATAGTACATCTAATCTGGAAGAACCTCCCGGCAAAGGAAAGTCCAGGCTCGGGAATCTTCTTGCACAACAGCATGCTACTCCTGTAGATCCCAAATATGGTGGAGACATCACACAAGGAGAAGATCAGAACGACTATAGATTCCAACTGAAAAGCAATGCGGATAATAATAAGCTGCGTGCTCAAGATCAGGGAGGCTGGGAAAGTGCAGGTATACAACTGGCTAATCTTCCATTCAACATCATCACCGGTATAGGAGAGATGACAGGATATATTGGATCATTGGTGGGGGAGTGGGGCAAGGACAAAGACTATAGCAATGAGCTGACTGAGTTGATGAAGTCCGCTAAGAACCCATTTGGAGAAGTGTACCTGGAAAACCCTGAGCAGACTTTTGACTTGACAGACTCCGCCTGGTGGATCACTCATATTGGGGGACTTGTTGAAAGTGCCTCGCAGTTCGCGCTGCCAGGGGCTCTTATCGGTAAAGGATTCATGTCGCTAGCCAAACTTGCAGCAACAGCAGGACGTACCACGGGGCAGATTGCCAGTGTTGCAGCGCGCGCTGCCACGGCCAGCTCACTGGCATACATGGAAGGGGCTATGAGTGGTTACCGGGTGTACGAGGATGCCTACAACGCGCAATACAGGAAACTTGTAGAGTCAGGGCTGGACCCCAATGTAGCCGCTAACCAAGCCAAGACGATAGCAGCTGATGCGGCATCCACTACTGTACAGATGAATACGATTATGAACACGGCCCTGAACATGACTGCCCTGGCACCCATGTTCCGCAACGCGGAGGATAAGGCATTGCAGTTCATGAAGCAGAATGGCAAACCTATGGCTGGAGAGTCGGCAGATGATTTCGCTGTACGGATGCGTAAGGCCTATGAGGAAGTAGCTCCTTCAAAGCTCCGTTCGGGCATCACATCCTATGGCAGTGAGTCACTACAGGAAGGTCTGGAAGAGATCAACACCCAGTACGCGGAAGCGGAAGGTAAGCGTGTAGGAGAAGGGCAGAAGAAGAACTTGGTGGAATCTCTGACTTCATTTGACAGGGCCTTAAGTGATGTCACCAATCAAGAAGGTGCCCTCAACTTCATCCTTGGTGCGTTCGGAGGTGTGGCTCAGACAGCGATCATGGATAACATACCTATGCACAGGCAGATAGTAGATGAGAATGTACCCATGGATGGTAAACGCGAGACTAAGCTGGTCAGTTCCCGTACACTCCAAGCAGATGGTACGCGACGTTATTTCGACAGCCTGGTGAAAGCTGTGGCTGCTGACTTTGACTGGAAGGAAAAGAAGATGGCGGAACTGGCGCAAGCCAAGGCAGCTGGAGACGAGGTGGGCATGGAGCGCATTCGCATGCAGCTCTTCGATGTACTGGCGCTCAATGCCGTGCAGGTAGGTATGGGAGAGAACTGGATCTCTACCTTCGAAGAGATTGCCAGCACGGACAATACCGTACCACAGACCGATACCGCGGCCCAGCTGGATGAGCTGAACCTACAGATGCGCGAGACAGAAGATCCTGTCGTACGGGAAGAGCTGCAGCGCCAGAAAGAGGCCCTCATCTTGCAGGAAGAAAGCAAGGAGAGTGAAGCCATGAAGAAAGGACTGGCAAGCAATATCGACGACAACTCCTATAAGCAGCGCGCCAAGGAAGCTATCGAAGACATCAAGCACTATCAAAAGCTGCACGATACTATCTACGCCAAGTTCACTACTCCTGAGGAGCAGACGCTCGGTGTGGCAGATTACCTGTTCCAGCAATCAGCAACAGTGTACCGTCAGAAGCGGTTACTCCAGAAGGGAGATGCTGAGATTGCGAAAGCAGAAGAAGAGTACGATGAAGTGTACGGCAATTCATCCTATGATGCGGACGTATGGCATGCGGGCGCCAACAGGGCACAGGAGGAGATTGACATGCATCAGAAGATTGTAGACCGCATCAGCAGTGACGTACAGAAGTTCAATGATGCCATCACGAATAAGGATGCAAAGACCATAGATCAGATACTCGAGAAGTACAAGATGGTAGGGCACATCGGACCTGAGGCTACGATCAAGGCACTGCAGAAAATGATGGACTCTCAGATTGAATCTTCCAAGAAGACCATGCAGAAGAAGGCAGAAGATCTGCTTAACAGTGCAGGATACCAGGAGTATCTTAAAGAGAATCCCAATACTTCTCTGCAGGACTATGTCAAGTTTCTCGCAACCAAGTACGGTAAGAAGTCTGACCTCGTTGCGTACAAGGCCTCGCTGGAGGAACTTCGTTCAAGGATTCAGGCTAATCAGGCCAACCTGAACGACATCATGAGTGATTCCAACAACGTGAAGAAGCTGCTGAAGAAGATCAAAGGGCCCATTGACGAGCAGCGTAAGAAGATGATTGAGGAAGATCGTAAAGTGGCTTTACAGGCACAGGTTACCCGCAATGCAGCAGCTGCTCATGTAGAGCGCAACAAGACCAGTCTGGATAAACACAAGCAGAAACTCGAGGTTGAACTCGACGCCACCCAAAAGGAGATCGTACAAATCAAAGACAGGATAACTGCTGTGATACAGAAGATCAATGCATTGAAGCTGACAGAACATTCCATGTGGAACCTGAACTGGAAGACCAAGATGCTCAAGCACAAGTACGATTTGAGTAACCTTAAATCTGCACTCAATGACCTACAACAAAAAGAACTTGCGTTGCACGATGCCCTCAAGCTTAACTCTGCTGAAATACTCGCACAGCAGGAAACCAATGAGCAAGCAGCTCAGGCGGCACAAGCAGCTACAAGTACAGTACCACCGCCAGGGACGGCACCGGCTCCTAAGACCAGAAAACCTGCTGCGAAAACTGGGGTGAGTATCACACCTGCAGCACGTGCCCTGGCGGAGCTCAATGGACTGGACATCAACACCATTGTACCTACTGGTCGTAACGGAAAGCAGATTGTAAAGTCAGATGTGGAGAAAGCACTGGCTGCCAGTCAGACTGTTACGCCACCTCCGGTACCTATTCCAGAAGCACCGGTGGAAGACGAGATCGATGTACTGATCAAAGAGCAGGCTGAGTACCTGAAAGTACTGGAGGAGAATATTCCTGCGGAGGCCCATTCTGCCTTTGCCGCATTCGAAGAAGCACTGAAGCGGGACCCGAATCTGCCCGACATAGACTTCCGCAACTTGCCAGAAACACAGCAGGCACTGGATGATGGATTGTTCTTTATATTCTCTGATGAGGTGATGGACACACTGACTGCCCTGCGCAAGTACATCAAGAGTCTGCCTACCGTGCAGGATGATCAGGAAACTCCCGGGGAGACCCATACAGATGAGGGTACCAAGACAGGGAAACCTGAGAAGACCGAGACTGAGGTTACCCATGGCCCTGTAGTGACAGACCCTGAACAACCCGAGACGGACAATGCTCCGGATGTTGTGGTTGGTAAGGATAAGTCCCACTACGAAGCCAAGGCAGTAAGTATGCTGAAAGTGAACACCACTACCCTGAACCCGGTGGACTACACCGATGATAAGGGGAACTACCGCATAGCAGGTGTTGGACTCAACCCAAATCTCAATCCAGCTATCCTCGATCCCACCCAGCTGAAGCCTGGTACTAAGGTCACCGCGGAACTGGACAAGAACTATCAGGGCAAGGGTAAGGTACATGGGCATGCCAACAAGTTGCAGGACATCAGCTTCTCCGATTTCACGGACCCTGATGGTAAGGTGACTGACCATATGAATGTACCCATACGTCTGGTAGATGAGCGGGGTACCGTAATCGGATATCTGGCTACAGGGGACTGGATGATGGAGCAATTCCCGGGAACAGGCGGTCCCGAGCGCATGCGCAACATCGTAGAGACCATCGAACTGGAGGACGGTACAATCATCGACAACCTTGCCATACAACAAGAGCGCTTGAGTAAGCTGCGCAGGCTGATCTCTGAAGCCGGTACTGTACAACTCACCATAGAAGCCAAGGGCCCAGGTAGGGTAATCCTCCACGTGGACAACACGGGAGAGAAGCCCAAGTACACCCGCATGCCGGCAACAGACATGCTCCCCGATACCACACTCTCTCTGGCGGTGATCAACCAGACCGTGGTCAACACAGCTCGGAACAACCCAATCGAGGTGAACAACACGATAGACGAACTGGACAGATGGCACAATGCCCCTGTAGTAGTGCTCCCCATGGCCAATGGGTCTGTCACCGTATCTCCATTGTACATGGACAAGCTGGAGAATGAGCTCGACCTGCGTACTGTAGAGCGGGCCATCTGGCTGTACCTGAAGAGCAAGGATGCGGATGTACAGGCAGAGTTGAAAGATGTCTTCGCCCGTACGGGTTACGATTTTGGCAATGCTGCGCACCTGCGTCGGTTCATCACCCAGCAGTACACTTACCTGCAGTCTTTTGACGCCTCCCACACGGCACATAACCCAGAGGCGGATAACAATAACTTCCTGTTTAATGTCACCGACCCGTCCACTGGACTGGCCACAGTCATGATCGGCTTTGCCAATTCAGGACAGCAGCCCATTGTAGCCAACCTGCGCAACAAGGAGCTATCTCCTGAATTCGTAGAAGCTTTAAGAGCAGGGCTGGCTACCCGGTACCGGAACGTGAACTACACCAAGGATGAGGTAATGGGTATCAATAACAACCAGAAGTTCCAGGAAGTACTATACCAGACCAGTGGGTGGAAGGTGCACAAGCATGCTAACTACAATGCTTACGTGAAATCTCACGCCACCACATACGTAGATGGGCGCAACCAACTTGCCGGTAAGTATGTGTACGCTGCCAATCCGATGATCACTTTCTTCGATGACGCTACTGTTATACTCAAGGAAGATCAGACAGTCACGGCTACCCTTATACCTGAGGTAACCACCCCCACTACCTCCGATTCGGAGGAGTTCAGTGCCGATGATCTGGACGCTGCCAATGAGATGCTGGGCATGGAGTTGAACTCCAATATTGATCTTGTAGGGCATACCGTAACTTCCATCGTGCCTAGTGCAGATATGCAGCCTTTGTCCATGAAGATATTGAAGGATTTATATACCTTCACACCGTCTGAGGTACGGAATGGGAAAACGCCTGATCAGGTCTACAGAGAAATGATCAAAGCAAATATTCCATATCTGGCTGATGGACACAATCCATTCCTTAAATGCGGATAACGTATGTTACAATGTAATTTCGAAGCCCCCAACAGTCAACCTTCAATGCTGTTCGCGGGGCTTTCTCAGTTAATGGGAGAGCAGATCGCAACACAAGCCTGGTACATGTTACGCAGTGTAGAATACCTGCGAAAGACCGGTGACTGGACAGATGTTCGGAACAAGAACGTACGAATCCCGCGTACCCTTCAGGGTGAGCCCACACTTGACGCTGCGCTGCAGGTACTTGGACTGGGAAGTGTGTCCCATGTAGCCCAGCACATGAAGCTGGTGGAGAACTGGAATGGGGGACTTAAGCGGATCCCCGGGCGCCTCTTTGAGTACGAAGGCAATCGAAAACTGGCCAAGGCACTGGATAAGCAACTTACCGAAGTCTCCGGACCACTGTACAAGAAGTTGCTGATTGTGTACAATCCCGTTACTGCACGTATAGAGATCCGACCCAGACCTGAAGCAGCAGGAGCTGTAGTGTCTAAAGCAGATGGTAGCAAAACCCTCACACTGGAAGAGTACGTAACAAAGGATGGGCCTAACAAAGTGTCAGATGTACTGCAACGCATTGCAGATAGTAACATCGGCTTTGCTACCATTGCAGAGCACCTACTGCAATTTTCAGAGGTCAACAATATAGAGATCACAACGCAAGATTCAGCTGTTATCAGTGCTAATCGTATGGGTAACAGTCCGATACAAGCTATTGGTATATATGACCCGTCAGCAAACGAAATCGTGATAGCCAGAAACTCCGGTGCACGTATGGATCAAATTCTAATCCACGAGATTCTACATGCCCTGTCATGGCGCAAATTGCAGGATAATGTTGAAATTAGCTCTGACTTCAGAGAGCTGTATCAGTATGCGAAAAAGCACTTGGGAGGATATCTCCCTGCTACTAAGGAAGGTATCTATGGTATGTACAATGAAGATGAGTTCTTTGTTGCCCTGTTTACCAATGGAACACTTATCAAGAAATTGCAGGAATTGCCAGCTATGGATGGCCGTAAATACGATAATCTCCTACAACAGATTATGGACTTCCTGCTTAATGCAATGAACATTAACAAGGAGAACCCTACCTTATATACAGAAGCATTTGCAGCTGCTACCAACATATTAAATGAAAGCCTTGCAGAATCCAAGTATTTAGCGGAATGGATGAACGCCTGGGACAGCTTACCAGATGCCATTGTACTGGGCATGGCTGCGGATCCTGTTACAGAAATGGCTGCACTAACTAATCACTCTGGCGGTGCAAAAGGATCTGACACAGCATGGGATCGGATTGGACGAACCTTTGGAGTAACTAATCACAAGCATTATTGGCATGGGACCCTAAACCCCTTGTCCAAACCAGAGGATGAGGTAAACGATGCTGATTTTGCAGAGGGAAAGGAAAAAGTGATGCTGGCTAATCAGACCTTGAAAAGAAAGCCTGAGAAGTATATGGATCTTCTGGCCCGTAACTGGATGCAGGTTAAGAACAGTGATGCAGTATTTGCTATTGGGAAATTGACTTCTCTCACAGAAGTAAAAGGAGGAACAGGCTGGGCTGTCCAAATGGCTATCGATGCTGGCAAACCTGTCAATGTATTCGACCAGGAAAAAGGGCAGTGGTTCAAGTGGGATGGTAACAAGTTCGTATGGCAAGGTACTCCTACACTTACCAAGAACTTTGCAGGTATAGGTACACGAGAGCTAACGCCGTCAGGAGAGGTTGCTATTAAGAATGTATACGAGCACACTCAGAATGTATTTACAACCGGCATGACTCCTTCTTCTGCAAAGGATGCGGCAATAGGAGAGACCGTGGTAAAGAACAGTACCTACGAAGGCCTGGTTACTGCGTTGGGTGAGAACCAAGTGTTCGTCTTCGGCGCCAACAACCAGGGACTTCACGGAGCAGGCGCAGCAGCAGTTGCCGCAGGCAGAGAGTATACTCCCAAGGAATTCCCCAGTGTACGAGGTACCAAGGGTAAGTGGGTAGTACTCGGGGAGCACTCCAAGATATCCACCGGTACAGAAGGAAAGTCATACCCATTGGTCACCGTAGAAGGAAAGCTTGGTGGTAAGAATGCCGGTAACCGGATGCCTGATGAACGCGTGATCGAGAACATGCGTACCCTGTACCAAACCGCGATGGAGAACCCCACCATGCAATTCCTGATTGGGTACACCTCCCATGACAGGATGCTGAGCGGATTCAGCGCCAAGGAAATGGCCAACATGTTTGTCAAAGCCGGGCCCATCCCGGACAACATCATATTTGAGAAAAGATTCAGGGGACTGATGGACAACCTGGCCGTGAGGTTCATTGCCTCTGACATGGTACTGCAGGATCAAACCCTACGGGAACCCTTAAGCATCGATGAGCAACTGCTGCGCAAAGCCCGGGCCGAGCAGTTTGTAGAGATTCGCAATGCCGATGGCAGCAAGAGCGGAAGATTCTTTGATCAGTTCCAGCAGACACAGGCTACAGACTCGATCATCTACCTTACCGCACAGGAAGTCAATAAAAGCAAACGTGTCGACGTGAAGACCCTGAAGGACACTATAGAGGAGCGCTTCAAGTTGCTGCTGCGTATCTACCAGACGCGTGCCGCAGGTAAGGCAGTCATGGTCAAGGGTACTGCGCATTATACCCATATCACTCCGGAGATGGGTGCTACCTATGCACGCAACATGGAGGATGTATTGTACTCCCTGAAATATTTGATGAAGGCTACCATTCGTCGTCTGGCCATCTATGGCATCAAGGTCAACGAACTGGATAGCAACGGGGCTACAGACCAGCTCACTGACGGCGAGCTTGTATCCACGGAAGCCAAGGCGATTGAGAACTTCAATGACCTGATCTTCACCCTGGACCCAAAAGCTACGGCATCGGGCAGGTTGAAGCTCTACATAGCAGCTACTGAGAATGTGGAAGAAGGACCTCTGCTCAAGCCCAAGGTGATCGGCTTGCCGCTGGGGCATGTGTACATACAGCAGATCCTTGACGGTACCCGCAAGTACTCGGTCCGCACGCCAAAACAGCTCGCCGACATCGGCCTTTCCCTGAAACCCGGGGACTCCGGGAGCATCAAGCTTGGAGACACGTGGTATGTGGTTCGCCCAGTAAAACCCATGACGGCACAGGAAGCCAAGGAATACAATGAAGGTGATCAGCGTGAGAACCTGGACTTCATGCGCACTGGTCCGGATGGCACAGCGATCGCTGCGGAGAAACACGAAGCCAAGGAAGGCGATGTGCTGCTGGAGATCGTACCGTTTGTAGAGGAGCGTGGTCTGGTCAACATACCCTCTTTTATTGGTACCCCTACCCTTGCTGAACTGGAGAACCTATACGATAACGTCACGGGTATGCTCGCCAACACGAAACCTTCCTTCGACAAGTACATGGAAATACTGGAATCCGGAAGTCCTGTCCTGCGCAAGCTGGCTCAGCGCTTGAAGAGTTCCACCACCCCAGAACAGATTCGCCGGGAATTCGTCACCGTGATGACCAAGTCCTACACACAGTACGCACTGATCCAGTACAAACTCTGGGACGACAACGCAGAGATACGTACGATCAATGCCAACATATACTCCGCCCGCAAGCTTGTTCTGGAAAACTGGAAGCAAGCCCAGAAGCGTTCTCCTATGGTGAAGCGTACAGAGTCTGGTTACTATATCATTGACCCTGCTAAGGTAGATGAACTGAAGGCAGACTATGAGGAGCTGAAAGCAAAGAACCAGCGCAGGATAGAAGGAGCTAAAGGACCAGGAGCTGCAAAACTGCGGAGTATCTATTTCAAGGCAGCCAAGGAGCTGGTCACCAAGATGTTTGAGTACAACGGCATCATGCTCACACCTATAATGTACGAGACCCTGTACAAGTCTGGGGAGGAAATGCTAATCAAAGAGTGGTCTGAGAAAAAAGACGGGGGAGGTAATGGTATCTTCTCCATGTTCCTGCTTAAACTGCTCAATACAAAAGATGAGGAGGGCATTGAAAATACGCTGGAGAAGAACAATCCACTGTACTCCGAGAATACTACCATGAACATGCTCAGTCGCATCTACGTACGACATGCTGACATGCTATACAACAGCTCGCACCGTGACCTTGCCGGGAACAATGTGTGGGACTACATCCTGAACAGTTACCTCAGCAATGCTTTCCTGGACCTGGTCGATGAGTCAGGAGTGTACAGAGAGCAGCTGAAAAATACGGACTTTGCCAGAAACAACTGGCTGCTGCAGGTATGGGAGAATGATCCATCCAGCAGAAGGAAAGCCGACCTGCTGTATTTGGAGGGATTGAAGAAAATGAAGGGAAAAGCGGCCTCTGAGCGGACTGACATGTCGGATCGTGACCAGCTCTTCATGGCCTTGGGTATGTACATGAACAATGGATGGGAATCGTCCCACTACGTGAGCCTTACACACTCGGACAAGTCCCGTACACCAGTGTTCATGAACATCCCGCGTACACCGACCGGTGCTGTAGGAAAGCCTTCACTGGTACTGATGGAAAGACTGTACAGCGTGTTTGAAAGTGAATTCGACAGGATCGCCAACAGTGCTGAACACATATACGATGACCATCAGCAGTACGAGCAGGGTAAGAAGTTTTTCTTCATGATGCCGCAGTTCAACTACGCCAACATGAAGGCGAGAAGGGATGCCGGAGAAATCACTGAAGAGGAACTGGGCACCATATGGATCAGCGACGGTGTCATCAATGCACCTGGAAAAGGAACAGAAGCTTTCGACAAGCTGGTGAAGCGAATGCTCAACGAGTTTATTACAGAAGAGACCGCCATACAGCTGCGCAAGTTCAACGAAGCCGGCATGGTCGACATGACTACTGGCAAACACTTGTTCAATGAGCGCTACATCAAAGAGGTAGCCAATACCCAAGCCGGGATCAGCGTGTCACGCAAGGATGTGTACATAGTCGATAAGCGACGGGTGGATCGTCCAACGTACCTCAAAGCACTCTCTGAATTCGTGGCGATGAACTACGCGATGAACGCATTCCTGGTCAACACATCCATGGCTCAGCTCCTGTACGGAGACCCGGCACAAGTGTACAAGAAGTCAGTAGCTGACACCCTCATCGAGTACGAGAAACGTTTGGCCGGCCCCATCGCTCCGGGAAAAGAAACCGAGTGGACTGCCGAGCAGATGTACTATGATATCATTGTACTGGATGATTACACGGTAGCGCTGGATTACATCAAGGGCATACCTGCATACAAAGATGTGAACGTAACGGATGCACAGGAATTTGTCACCATGGAAGAGCATCTGGATGTGATGTTCCGCTTCGGCATGCTCGCCGAGGATACGTACAATGAAATGATCGCACTGGTACGTGACCCGAACTTCGCAAAGTTTACCAGAGCAGGGCACGAGCGCATTGCCCTGCAGATCACCAAGCCCGTGTACTATGGCAAGCGTCCCAATGTGGATCGCGGTGCCCTGTTGCATGACTACGTGAAGAGTTCTGCTATCCCACTGTACGCTGGCTTCACTGCCGGCACAGAACTGGATAAGCTGAGAAAGGACATGGAGAAGCGCGGCATTCGCCGGGCACAATTCATATCCGCCAAGAAGATCGGTGCAGGCAAACCCTTCCAGGCATTTGGTAAGAACGGCAACTACAACAGCATAGAATTCGCGCCGGTACAGCGCCTGAGTCGCGAAGGATTCCGCATCCAGCAGGAAGTACCTTATGATCGTAACAAGGACATGATCCAGATCTTCTCACAGGCCAACAAGCTTATTGTATCTGACCTGCCTGAGAACTTCAGTGTAACGCTGATGGATGGGCAGACCTACAACAGGGACAACATCCGGGAGAAAAAAGAAGCGCTTCGTATCCAAATGGTACAGGAGAACATCGAGGAGTTCAAAGAGGAACTGGACATCGAAGCGATCGAGGGTAAGTTCAGGTTCCGCAATCCGGCCAAGTTCATCAAGCGTCTCATTGATGAGGGCAAGAAGAAAAGCTATTCAGAGAATGAACTCGCTCCGCTCACCCATCTGGTAGACGGCCGTCCCATATCACCACTGTTCTTCACCTCACTGTCCGATCCACTGCACAACCTCATGATGAGCATGATCGATGGCGTGGTGAAGACCAAGGTACCGGGCAAGTCATACGTACAGGCCTCGTCAGTAGGTATCACCCGGATGCTCACCGGACTGGGCGCCACCGCAGGAATAACCTGGGTACCTGGCTATGACGGCTCCCGTGAGTTGCGCATGCCTGTACTCAATGAAGATGGTACGGTGACCCCGGCCGAGATACTGGTGCCCTTCCACTTCTTCCAAGACGGGCAGAAGATGGTCATCACCGAGTTCCTGCTGGAGGATGGTACACTGGACATGTCCAGGCTTCCCCTGGAAGTACTCGAGATGGTTGGTATCCGTATCCCGACTTCGAAGCACAACACGATGCTCCCGATGAAGATCGTCGGCTTTCTGCCTGATAATATGGGAGACGCCATCATCGTACCTCCCGGCATCACGACACAGATGGGGTCTGACTTTGACGTAGATAAACTCTTCGTCTATCGTCGCCCCTATACCATAACCGACAAAGCAGCTTCCGCGACAGACGGCATCATGGCGGAGTACTTTGACCTGCACTTCAAGATACTCACTGCAGCTTCCGTGTACCCGGTCATGATGAGTCCGCTGGACAAGCCTGACCTTAAGGATGAAGCCAAGAAACTGGCCAAACCATCTGCCGTGGGTAACTTCTTTGGGGCCAGCAGTCAGTTGGCTGATTTCATTTCACAGAAAGATGCCAAGAGCCTGGTAGGCTTTGGTGCACAGACCAATCAGTTTCTCGCCACCATCCAGCACCTTGACCTCAAGTTGGGTACTATGGAGTACAATGAAGAAACCAAGGAGATGGTAGAAATACCAACGCCTATTGAAATCTTCAAAGACGAAGACGGTGTGATATCATTGGTGAATCTGTCTGGCTATGGTACTTCAGTCTATGTACCCGCCAGTGGAATTCCAGAGACTCGTACGAAGATGGACAACATCAACATTATGCTGCAGGAGTTCCTTGACCACGCCAAGCACCGTACGATCGATAAAATTAACCTGACTGTGCACACTTACCCGGCTGCTGCAGGTATCCTTTCTCTCGAGACTGAGGAAGGCAAAGCAGTCAATACCACCTATGTGAGTCGCATGTTGTCCCAACCCATCATCAGGCAATTCAATCTGCTGATGGAACGCGGACAGGATATGCTGAGCGGATATGTACCTAACCTCGAGCAGTCCGTATTCGACCAGCTCTACACTGAGATTAGCAAGAAGATCGGAGAAGGAGAGCCGGTACAAGCCAAGGCATATACCGCCAAAGAGTTGCTTGACATGGCCAACAAGCCAAAGAACACGCGTGAGTACTATCTGGCACAACGCGATATCCTCAGGGCATTCCAGGAATTCCATGCAGTGGGTACAAGAATGAGTGAGATGGCTGCACTGACCACACAAGACGTGAAGGGTACTGATGGCAGCTTGTTCAAGGTCATTGACAAGGATGAGAAAGCAGGGATCGTACTGGGACCTGATGTCATCCTCGGGGGTAATGACCTGCTAAGTGGAGAGAAAGGATTCCTGTTCGATACCGTGAACTCACTGGCACTATCCCTATTCGACAATTACCTGCCGCATAGCCAAGTGTACCTGCACACACTGACCCATATCAAGTCCTACACGAATCGTAAATCGATGACCCAGATCAGTGAGGAGATTCAGAAGAGCGTGATGAAGGGCATACGTTCCTATGTATACAGCGAAGCCGTACGACAGGCACTGGGCGTGGAAGACATCACTGCCGAACGCGCACGACTGTACTACGCTACTGAAAATGGACCATCACTGGCAGAGCGCGTAGCAGAAGCGCAGCTGAGCTGGGGCAAGAACAACTTCTTCCTCTCTCGTCTGCATACAGATCTGGGTAACGGACTTGACCCGCATTCGGTGAACTTCATCGCCGCCAAGGTAACACGGATGGACGATGCCGAGAACGTACGGGCCTGGCTGGACCTGTTGCTCAGTCCGGATAAGAATGTACGCATGCTGGGGGAAGATCTGGTCCGCTATGCATTCCTCACCGGAGGCGTACAGGATGCCCAAAGCTTTGTACGCTATGTACCCTTTGGATACCTGGCTGCGACCAACTGGTTCAACGTATTGCAGTCTGCGCAGAATAACATGGACTCCATGCTGAGTAGCGGGGTGTTCACCGAGCAGTGGTTCAGGCACAACCCCGAGAAAGCCATCTCCATAGATACAGGATTCAAGGAAACGGGTCGTACCTATGAAGGGGTACCTGAGTTCTTCTCTTTCCCGTATCCTGATCCGGACCTCGGGCCTACAGCAGAGCAGCAGAAATATATCGTAACCATAGGCATCAAGAAGTACTTCACACCGTACATCTCCCATCGTACGGAGAGTGGTGATGTGGTACTGTACAAGAAGCTTACGGAAAATGAAGAGGCGGGCATTCAGTATGCGCGCATAGACACGCTTGGCAACAGGATGAGTGATGAGTACAACCTCACCGAACCTACTCACCGTTCCATCGTGACCGATAACCGTGCATTCAATCTGGACTGGCAGGTAGCAGATAACCAGGCACCGGCCGTACTTCGTGAAGGCAACACTGTGGTCCCCAATGGGCAGCGTCCGGTGGAGATCGAGCAGAATTCCAATGTGCACCCGATCTACACCCAAGTGCTGGGCATCACCAAGGAAGTATCTGAGGTCGAGGACATCAACGACACCATCATCCCGCATATGCTCAACAGCGGTACCCTCCCGGGCGTGTACCACACCCTGCTCACGGAGTTGCACAACTTCAGCGGCAGCCAGGAATTCCAGGACCTGATAGAGGAGATTACCTATGACAGGACCTCCGCTAACAGAGGACCAAACAGTTCTGGACGACTGCAGATCGGATTTGCTTCCGGCAGACCGGCTTACTTGCTGCCTGAGAACAGTATTATACTTCAGCAAGTTACTCCGGGGGCATCTTTACGACCTGACGCAGCTGCGGGGGTTCAGGAGACCTTTGTACACGAGCTGATGCACTGGGCTACACTACCTATGATAGAGTTTGCGTATCGCAGGACTAAAGGGGAGAGTACCAGCGTTTTCGAAAAGCACTTCGACTACAATGATCCTGTCATGCAATCTGCACGCCATATCGTCAAGCTTTGGGAGTTTGCACGCAAGGGACATGAAGGCGAGTACTGGGCATCCAGTCCGCACGAGTTTGTTGCACACGCGACGACGAACGCCGAGACCATGAAGATTCTCAACGACATGAAGTATGACGGAGAGCGCTCTGTACTGGAAGCAGTGTGGGATTTTCTGAACACCCTGTTCAACAACATTGCCAACATGATCGGAGAGCCCGTCAAGCACGACTCTGTACTCGCAGAAGCGCTGCCGCACATCATCCACGTGATGAAACAGGGCGGTGTCACCGAGATCCTCACGGCCGGTACAGTAGAATATAACGACCGAGATGTAATCGTAGGTGTACGAGCCGATGGTGTGGCAGTCAAGGTACACGACAGTTTCATGCATGGCATGCCAGAACCGGTGCGTCAGAAAGCCATCAGCGAGGTACTGGGTCTTTACGGTAAACCCGAAGAAGACGAGGACAGCGTACCATGGATAGAGGACGGTACCGAGTATACGATCATTCCAGGGCAACCTCCCGTATTCCCCAAGATTGGGAAGAAGCCTGCTGAAAATAAACCAGAGGTAGGTATGTCTCGCTACGAACTGTTCCCGGGCGTATTTGCCAATGAGAAGCAGCGTGAGGCTATCGACCGCATACCAGCGTTCATCGGGGATGTGGACAGCAAGCTTATGGCAGGAGAGAACATCCCATTCGAACAGCGCGTGTTCGTACTCTCTGGTGCGGGTGGTACAGGTAAGACGACTATCCTGCGCAAGGTACTGGCTGAGTTTGCCGATCGTAAGATGGTGATCACAGCTCCATCACACAACGCTATTGTGGAACTGAAGAGTGCCCTGGGAAAGGTAAAAGAGACCTTGCCCAATGCAAAGGTCGACACCATACATGCGCAACTGGACCTTAAGCGCAATGCAATCAAGTCCATGCAGACAGGTACAGACGTGTTCGAGCAGAAACGTGGCAAGTTCAAGAAGCCACTTCGCAGCAGCAGTATCATCGTAGTTGACGAATCATCCATGCTCGATGACACACTGATGAACTACCTGAAGCAAGATGCGCCAGACAATGCGGTGGTCATCTTCATGGGAGACTATGCACAGCTTACACCCGTAGGCCAGGTCAACGATTCGCTGCCTTTTCGGGAGTACATCAACACGGCAGGCATCTCCCTGACGCAGAACATGCGTACCAACAAAGCAGATGTCGTAACCGTACTGAATGCGTACAGAGCCGCTATCGACGGTGTACGGGCAGGTACTGGTACATATAAGTTCCCGGTAGTGGCATTCCCTAACAGGGTAAGTTCTGAGAATGTAAGCTATCTCAGCAGCCGGGAAGACTTCTTCAACAGCTTCATGAACGAGCTCAGCAAAGACATGAAGAATCCGAAAAATGCCTTGATGATCGTGAGTACCAACAAGGTACGGGAAGAGTTCAACCTGATGGTACGCACCAAGCGCTTCGGCGAAGCAATCGCTACTAGCACCAAGATCAGTGCAGGAGACATTGCGATATTCAACAGTGCGCATGAACCCACAAGACTCAGTGCGGAAACTGCTCAGCGCTTAGGTGAACTTGAGGCCAAGGCAGACTTCTTCAACATGCAGCGTGTCATTGTGGAATCTGTAGTTCCCGGACGCGTAACCAAAGACACAGTGGCACTGGACAGGGATGGCGAACCATGGTTTGCAGTAAAAGTCGACCTGCCTGGATTTGACTACAAGTTCGACCTTGGCAGTGAGCTGGAGAACATTGTAGTGGAAACCCAAGGCATTACCAAGGATACGTACTACGAGATCAAGAACCGCATTGAAGGTGATAAACGCAAAGGCGAACCGAACCGGTACGTAAACGGGGGATTCAACATTCCCGCGGACCTGCGTGGCATGTCGGGAGGAGCAGACTTTCTGGCCTATCCCAAGTACGTAGCTATGATGGAAGCCCTCTCCAAGCTTATTGTGGACATCGAACCTGCCTATACGGTGACGTCCCATAAAAGTCAGGGCTCCACGTACAACCACGTGTTCGTACATGAGTACAACTTCATCGGTCCTGCTCAGCACAAGTTCTCCGATAAGGAAGTGATGAATGGTATGTACACGGCCGTATCCCGTACAAAGGAACACCTGTACATATTGCATCCTGCCAATCCGAAGACTGTAAACCTACAGGCTAATTCCATGCTGCTTGCGGCATCCGCTACAGTAGCAGACGGTACACCTGGTCCATGGACATTCCGCAATGAGGTGGAAGCAGCCAAGGCAGCAAAGGTACTGGAAGAGAGACTGCAGATCAAGACAGAGCGTGAGGGTGTGAACATTATTGTACATGCTAACCCTAAAGCACTTACACAAGGTAACCCCAAAAAGCCCAAGTCGCTATCTGCAGAACTAAACAAGATCATATCAGCACTTGAACAACAAAAAGAGACAATTAACAATTCCATGGCCGGTACAGAAGATCGTGCTGCCAGAGAAGAGAAAAAACTCCAGATTAAAAAGATAGACGATGGTATACAGTCCATTAAAGATCATGCTAACCTGACTTCCGTAGCTGAGTTTGGTAAACAACAGCTTGCTTGGATTCGTAGTATAGCTGAGACTACAGCAGATCAAACGGAGGCTGATCTTGTAGCTGCCTGGAGGGTAAGTGATGTATGGGGTAATATGCTGAGTATTCTATACCCTGACGGTACACTTGGACCTATCGATCCTGCTTTAGCAGAGGTATCCAGTACAGCAGAAGGACTTCGTAAAAAGCTTGATGCTAGGTTGCGTGATGCCATGTTGCTACGCAGCGAGGGTGCTCTTAAACGTATAGACTTTGGTAGTGCGCTAAAAGATATGGATACAGCCGCTGCACTTGCATACTCTCTAAATCACTCCAGTTCACAACTGGTCCAGCAAATAGACTTGCTGCTGAAAAATGCAGGTAGAAGAAAAGGAGAAGATGTCAATCGCTTGATCAACAAACTTCAGGCATTGGAGCAGCAGATCGACGCATTCGGCAAGCGCGAGGAAGTATATGAGATGATGCTGCAGAGTAATGAGACCGGCTCGGAATTCGGATTGGTACAGAAATACTCCACTACCTGGTTCTCCACACTCTCAGAACTCAGGGGCAGACGGAAGTCAGAACTGCAGGGTATCAGCGGCAGTCCGATGGATAAGAAAAACAAGGCGAAGGCCTACAAGAAAACCTGGGATCGGTACTGGACACAGATCAAGAAGATAGGGGTATATGTGGACGTCACCAAGGTACTGGATGAAAATGGAAACTTTTTACCAGACATCACAGCCGAGCGTACAAGGCTCATTGGTGAGCTAGGTACAGAACTCGACGCCGACAATGCCATTGAGCAGGCGCGTAACAAGTACATGAAATACCTGGCTGATTATGATGTGTACACCACCGCGGTAGAGCAGCGCATGCATGAAGGGACCCTGACCCGTGATGAGGCTGATAAGGAGATCTACGAGTATGCAGAGACCTACTCTCCTCGCAGATTCTTCACCGGGATGAATGATCCCAACCAGCAGATGCAGCTCAACCATGGGGACCGGTACGCTATCCTGCTTCCGAGAAAGAGCCGAGCTGAATTCTATGATGAGAAGTATGAGTATATCCAGAAAACTGAACCGTTGAAAAAGATCTACGACGACTACTCAGCCATCATGAAAGAACTGAAAGGGTACCTTCCTGTGTATGTACAGTGGGATATGTATGACAACTTCCTGCCGGCCGTGGAGAAACACCTGATGGAAGATACCAGTATCAAAGACTACGCAGCTTCTATGGGTAGGCGTGTTATGGATTCGATCAGTGCGACTGAGTTTGAGCAGGATAAGAAACGAAGAATACCAATTCGATATGTATACCGTCAACCCGAGGCAGAGATGTACTCACGGGATCTGATTCGTATTGCGGAATTGTTTGGTATCATGGCTCTGCATTACCGCCATTTCGCAGCAGTCAAAGATGCAGTTGACATGGGAGAAATCATTTTGACCAACATTCATATAGAACGTAGTAAAGCCAACAATACAGATCAGGAAATACTTACCAACACGCTGAAGGCTCTGGAGTACGCCAAAGACTACTTAATGTACCAGAAAACCCGGGACCTGGAAGGTAATACAGGCATGAAGCTGTACTCACCCAACCCTGTCGTACACCGTCAGATCGTGAAGAAAGTCAAAGACCTGCTTATCCAACGTGCAGAGCTGGAAGACAGGATGCTTGACCCACAGCCGGGAGACAGCATGACCCACCTCAGTGCGAAGATGGAAACAATCGATAAGGAGCTGACCGAGTACGAGAAGATGGGGCAGAACGTATACTTATCCAAACTTGGAGACAGGCTCATCGGTATCAACCAGCTGAAAGCACTCGCATTTAACCCATTCTCTGGTTTTGCGAACCTGGCATTCGGTATGGCCTCCATGTCGATCTACGCCAATGGGAACAAGGACTTCACTATGAAGACTGCCATGAAAGCCATGGGCATGATGACCAACTCCACACGCAAGTACTTCACGTTTGGAAAAGGGGGCAATGCCATGACAAACAAAATCATGGCGTTGATGGAGCGTAGTGGTATGATGGGGGACATCGTAGATTCCCAGTACGGGGAGAGCAACCTGGCCAGCAGAAAGAACAAGGTCAAGAAAGCACTTGATCCATACACGTTTCTGCGCAGCTCAGACTACTACATGAAAGGATCCATCATGATTGCTACCATGCTTGAGACCAAGGTAGAAGTGACCACAGAGTCAGGGGAGAAGAAAACCATTCCACTTTGGGAAGCCTTCGACGAGAACGGCAAGTGGCTGTACAAAGAAGATCCGGCCTGGTACAGTGCAGACGTCACGCAGCAGCAGAGCTGGGAGAAATTCCGCAACCGTACAATACGTATCTCCCAGATCATCATGGGTAACATGGACAAAAATTCTCCCAAACAGATGAACAAGTACATACTCGGCAGACTTATTGGCCAGTTCCGTGCAAGCTGGCTGACAGAAGGATGGGCAGCACGTTGGGCAGAGGAGAAGTTTGACCAGCAGTTGGACCGTAAGATCAAAGGACGTTACCGTACTTATATGGACATCGGAATGGAGGGATCCATCAAGGTGATGCTCAGGCAGTTTGCGGGATGGTTTGGAAACACCGACTACTTCAGCGGCGTGACCATGACCAACGGACGCAAGCTGGCGAACTCTGAAGTTGACATGGACAACATGCGCAGGAACTTCACTGGTATGATGTGGACACTCTCCATGATGGGCGCAGTACTGGCGCTGACAGCGGTCATGGGAGAAGGAGACGACGATGACAGCATCACTAAGGAATCACTGATGATTATCCTGAACATGATGAACAGGGTAAACCAGGATCTGCAGTTCTACTCATCCCCTGATGTAGCCAACAATCTTGTACGTAACACAATACCTGCATTCGATGTGATCAATGATTACATAAAAGCCGTGAAGGCCACCAAGAAAGCCATCATGAGTGAGGACTACGATTGGGATCAGGCAGCGCTGAAGTGGACCAAAGCAACGCCATACCTTAACCAGATCAACAGGGTAAGATTCTTGACCACTCACGATATCAGTACGATCAGCAGGTAAGCTTGATAGTACGGAAACACAGGCGGGTGGCATGCATTTAAAAGCTTTTACCTTTAATGCATGTCACTACAGCCTAAACTCAAAATACTCTCGCAGGACACGGTAGGCTACGGCTCTATCACCCTGCAGGATGACACCGGGGCGTACAACGCATCGACAAACCCGGGGGGATACGGTGCCCCTAATCCAGTTACCGGGGACGTAACAAAAGTCCTGGCCCGGGAAGAGTATCTGGGAGATTCCTCGCCTGGAGCATGGGAAGAGGTCGACAAAGCCTCCATGCTTGGCGCAGGTGTGGCATGGGTACACGCTTTTCGCGAAGGGGTAACCCGTATTGGGTATTTGGTAGGCTTCTCCATTATTGGAGGAGGCATCACAGCCTTGAAAGGAAATCTCAACTTCACCCTCACCAGTGCTTCTACCAAACTGGCAGGAGCCACTCACATTGAAATAGCAGGAAAAGTATACCAGCTGGATGTAGCCAAACTCACCAACTTAGGGGGGTACGTCACCACGGCATTCGACGCCGACAATGTATCTGTAGCAGGTACCATGTACATGGAAGGATATGTGTATTCCCTGTGGAATGCCCAGGGCTATGCCGGGCTGATAAAGGAAATAGGCAGCGTCAGCTGTACAAGCCTGAGCTGCGGAGCAGAAGAGCTGGAAGTGCTGATGGTACGCTACAGGTTCTACCTGGCTACCAGCTACAACTTTGAAAAAGGCAACTATTCCAAGGCCCATAACCTGGCAGTGACCCTGTCCCCGGAACTCACTACCACCAACTGTGTAACATGCTGACAAGTGAATTCGAGGCACGTCTGGCGCTGGCCCGTGACAAGTTCATGGGTAAAGGGTACAGCGATGCCGTAAAACATATTTTCACTATGGAGAACTGCGGGTGTGGGAACCTGCAACTGTTGTGGATGTTCGCACTGGAAAGCTATGATCCTACCCCCGGTGCGCCCAACATCCTTACAGAAAAACAGCTGCAGTGCCTGCTTTGCAGGATGGATGCTGATGGAGCTATCGAGCTCCCGTCCACTCCGGTAGTACCTGAGCCTGTGCCTACACTACTGGTGGAATGGGCCTGGATGAGCGACGACCCTTACGCAGCCCTGCTGATAGCTGACAACATCACCTATCTGGGCAGCAGTACATTTACAGATGGGGCTCAGATCGTAACAGATCTTAGAGCTGCCCCTGTCAACCAGTACTTCGTAGTACGGTACCCAGCCAGCCAGAGTCTTAAGACCGAGTGGGAACACGACATATTCAACTACGGTACTTTGCCGGATTCCAATTTCCGCGCAGCATTTGCTGCTCATGGATACCATTATATTGTATCGTACGTAGGACTGACACTGACTGCGGATCACTTTACCAAATTCTTCTAACATGTCGACCTATAACGGTGCCAAGCATATTGTCTTCAACAAGTCGGTAGGTATAGCCCAAGGCGTACCAACCGATGCCAGGTCATATTACTATGACCCGGTATACTTCCGTTATAGACCATACCTCAACGAAGCAGAGGTAAAGTCCTACCTGAACCTGAGTAAATACCGGCAGGGGCAGTTCCTGATCATAATCAATCAGGGAGGTATTCTCGTAGAAGGCATTCTTAGCGGAGGTACCAACACCGCATGGTGGTTTAAAGATGGTACCGATGACATACATCTGGTACCTTTCCTTGATGGGCTCTCCGGAGTCATTGGACCTCAGGGACCTGCAGGAAACACAGGAGCACAAGGCCCTACCGGCGCGCAAGGGCCCCAAGGGATACAAGGGATCCAAGGGCCCACCGGTCTTACTGGTCCCGCAGGATCTCCAGGGGTTGGCGTAGCTGCGGGAGGTACTACAGGTCAGGCACTGGTCAAGCTGTCCAATACAAACTATGACTTTGGCTGGGCCAGTATCATTGCCCTGCCTGAAGTACTGATCGGGTTTGTGATGGGTCCAAACCAGGTACGCATCATCTTCAACAAGCCCATGCAATTCAGCGGAAGTGCTGGAATGAGCGTACTTACGCCTACCAACAACACGATTTTGAGTGTACTGGGCACTGGTACCAATGTTCTGGACTTCACATTGCTCAACGCAATTGCCAACGGAGCTGACTCCTTCTTTTCCTATAACCCAGCGCTGGGAGATTTGCGTGATCTGGCCAACCAGGAACTTCCCGCATACACGCTGTATAAACTGGTCAACTTCTTCTCTGCAGCAGGGGGCGGGGTATTTTCCCCTACCATCACCAGTGTACAGGCAGGGGATATTTTAATATACGATCCTATCGACGGCCGTTGGGAAAATGCCCCATTCCCGGAAAAGGACCTAAACTGGCTTACGGACGTACAAACCTCGGCAGTCCAAGTTAACGACTACCTCAAGTTTAATGGTACCAACTGGATAAATGTAGCTGAACCTGGGATAAAAGTTATTGATGGGGCTAAAGGAGCAGACATCACGGTATACTCTTCAGGAACCGTGTGGACTATCAATAATAGTGCGGTCACCTTGGCAAAGCTCCAGGTGATCCCTACTAATACTTTCCTTGGGCGTAACGATGCGGGTACGGGAATAGTCGAGGTACTTACAGCTACAGAAGCCACGGCACTACTAAATCAATTTACCAATAGTTTGCAGGGAGTTGTACCTGCCTCAGCAGGCGGTACTGTGAACTTTCTTAGGGCCGATGGTACCTGGGTACCTCCTCCAGCCGGAACAGTACTATCTGTATCTGTAGTATCTGCTAATGGAGTCAGCGGTTCAGTAGCTACAGCTAGTACTACTCCTGCAATAACTTTATCACTTGGAGCTATTACACCTACCTCAGTTAATGGTATTGTGTTCTCTGGAACGTCAACTCCTAGTTTGAATGTATCAGGAGCTGCTTCAATATCAGGAAGTAATACCGGAGATAATGCTCCGAACTCGCTATATTCTGGGTTAGTTAGTAATGCTACACATACTGGTGATGCAACAGGGTCTACTGCACTGACAGTAGTGGGACTTAGAGGAGTTCTTCTACCTGCTTTAGGAGTACCTTCAGGATTTCTGCGTTATACCGGAACAGGAACAAACACCTGGATATTTGATACTTCAGTGTATTTGACAGCAAACCAGAACATAACACTTACTGGAGCAGTTACCGGATCTGGTACTACTGCTATTAATACAGTGCTTTCCAATGGTGTAGTAGGGATAGCTAATCTATCTGCTACAGGTATCCCTTCAGCATCCACATATCTCAGAGGAGATAACACTTGGGCAACAATTATAGGAGGAGGAAGTATTCCAGCTGGAGGTACAATGGGACAAGTATTTACTAAGCAAAGTGATGTTGATGGAGATGCTGCTTGGGAAGACCTTCCGGAAGAAGTACCTCAAATTATTGCTTACGTAGGGACGATATACTCTTAAATATATTTATGAAACTAAGAAACACATTTATTGTACTCTTCCTCTTGCTTTCCCTGACAAGCGTTTCGCCTATTACGGGCAACTTTTTGACGGTAAGGCCGCAGGCAGGGGATAACTATGCTTACCTACAAGCTATTATCAGGACGGCTATTACCAAGAAGATAAAAACCATCATCTTCAGAAAGGGTGATTACCCTATTTCTAAGCCCCTGCTGATTGAAGATAACGGGAAGTTTGTTTCCTTAAATCTTATTGGTGAGGATGCCGCTCATTTTAATCTGGAAGAATCTGAGGCAAGAATAATATGCAACTTTACAGAAGGGTTTGCTATCGGGTACCAGCTTGCCAGAAGTTCAATGATTAAAGGGTTGGTTATCTACGGGCAAGGAAGGGGCAAGGATACCCGCTTTGATGTGTACGCAGGAATCAGCATTGACCCGTACTACCGGGGAAATACGTCTGGTTCATCTGGTATACTTATCCAACAATGCAGGATCAGAAACTTCACAGTCGGCATTATCATATCTCAAAATGGTGTCACACTTAACGGTGAAAACATCCATGTAGAAAAGGTTGCTATTGACCACGTGAAAGCTGCGTATGTAAGTTGCCAACGCCAGAGCAAGCAAAATACCGTTCGTGACCTTATCTGTTGGGACAATATAGAAACAGTTTTTGAAGGTAAAGAGTATGGTCAGGGATTGGGCGTAATGCCCTATATAGATGGGGCAAACATTGCCAGTTATACCGTTGGTAAGATATTCAACTACGGTCCCCAACTTTCTACTACATCAGCCCAAAAGATATTTGCGGAAACGATCACCCAAGTTGGCAACATAGATGATGGCGGGGTAGGAGTAACTATACGGGATTCTTATTTCGATTTTGCCTTTTTCAAATTTCCCTCAGACTACCACTTTAAAGGTAACCGGATAAAGTTTGAAAACTGTGCCTTTAGGTACTATGACGACCAGAATAACAAACGCATTGTTATAGCCGGGATAGGTAACGATTTTTTTAATTGCTACTTTGACCTACCGCCACTTATGCAAGCTGCTGCTGAAGATGAATTGGGCAGAACGAACTACTACTTCAATATAGGGGTTGTGCCGTCCAGTAAAATGAGGGTAGTTGCACACTCAGAAATAGAAACATGGCAATGGCTGCTCAACCAGACTTTAGACGTTGAGAAAAAGACGGTCACCCTTGACAGGGATGTAGTTACTAAAAGAGGTGATTATCTGGTCACTCACCAACCATTCCGGGTAGTGGGCAGGATCGTCAGCCAGGAAGGAAGAACATTATACATAGATGACATACCATCCGATATAGGAAGCGGTTGGTTTGGAATGGGCATTAACGGATTTAAACAATAATATGAAGAAGCTACTTACATTTTTATTTCTACTAACAACCTTGATTAGCATTGGGCAGACTAACGTGACAATGACCCAACTCAGGGCTATTAGTTCCGCTACAGATGGGGACTTGTTTAATGTGACTGACGTAGGCAAGCAGGGTATCTACAGGTACGATGCTTCTGACGTTACCACTCGCCCTAACACAGGTACGGTGGTTATTGCCAATGAAGGTGTTCCTACTCCTATTGTAACTTGGAATCCTGCTGACAGGTTTAACGTACCACTTAGTAACGGTAATTTGACTGCTCGCGGTTCAACATTTTCTGAAGGTATTGTCAGAGCTACTCGTGGCGTTAGTTCCGGACAGCATTACTGGGAAGTCAGAGTAGATGCTTTAAATGGTAGTACAAATAACAGAATTGGTGTAGCAAACTCCTCTGCCGTAATGACTGTTCATGTAGGAAATAACGCTAATGGCTGGGCGTACCAATTTGGTTCCGGTAATAAAATTACCAACGGAAGTTCTACTGCTTATGGTAGTGGCTTGGTTAATGGTGATGTGATAGGTGTAGCTCTTGATATGGATGCTGGTACGCTAAAGTTTTACAAGAATGGCGTTGACTTAGGCGTTGCATTTTCTGGCTTAACAGGAACATTGTATCCCGCATTTTCCTACTCAGACAACACCTCTCAAGTAACGGCAAACTTTGGAGCAACTGCTTTTACCTATTCTGTTCCGGGTGGGTTTACAGCTATTGGTGGTAACGGCCTGATTCCGGGATTAAGGATGAAAAGGGTAAACTCTCTCGGTAATTATATCAATGCTACAATAGATACGGTGAATATTACTTGGTTTGGATGCAATGGTATAGATACAACCTTTGATAATACAGATACGTTGGAGATGATTATTGGCTGGAACTTCAAAAAGATTTTGATTCCAGACGGTATTTTCAGAATTACAGCAGCCTCTATAAACACAATCGGTAATGAAAATACTGCACTAAGGGGCTTAATGGTTAGAGCTAATCAGCACTGGCTTGGGCTAGGAACTCATCGCTCAATCATCCTCATGGATGGCGTAATTAATGGCACCCCATCAACCTATTACCATGCTTTTATGGCAGTAGGCGGGCCAGATGGCATCCAAGATACCTGTGACAATGTGCAGTTTAAAAACTTTACTATTCGGGGCAAGAATTACGGGTACGAGGCCACCAATACCCTTACAGATCCATCGGGAATCATGTGGTATGTTTCAGCAAGTCATGGCTTGATCGACAGCATGAAATTCGAGTACTTGCATGGTCATGGAGTAGCTGATTTTAGCAACTCATTTCAGAAAGGCGGATACACAGTTGTTCGTAATTCTATTGCACAGTATTGTGGCAAGAACGGATTTAACATGAATACTCCGTATTTAGTTTTTACTGGAAATTATGGATATAGAAATAAGTTTTCTTTGTTAGAAGGTGCCTCCGGACGTTCTGTTATTATGAACAACATAGCCGAAGAGTGTGATTTTACAGGAATTTCTGTAGGAGGTTATGGAGATAGCACAGAAGCAGATCGAGATGGTAGGTATGCTATTGTTGCTAACAACACAGTATTTGGGTCAATAAGTAAAGGATTGCACCTATCTGGAGGTATGCAGTACTGTTTAGTATTTGGCAACACTACATACTATAATGGAGACTTTGGGTTAGCTGCAACAGAAGATCTGACTAATATTGACATTGGAGAAAACAGAATATACACTCGTTATAACTATCTATACAATAACACTTCTTACGATAATGGAGCAGCAGGTAGATTTTCTCCTCAAGGTATTTACGTATCCTCCAGTAATAACAGAGTATTTAATAACACCGTGTATAGAACAGGGTCTGTTTCTTTCAGAGGTAAAACCTATAATCAGCAGTATGGAATAATAACAACAGCCAGTACAACAGACCATCAAATTTTTAATAATAATGTGTATGGTAATCATGGTCAGGCTGATTACTACATTAGAATGGGTAACCAAGTAGTATGGATGGATACGGGGTTTTTAGCCACCCCCAATCGGTTGATTAAGATGTCTGTAGAACCAAGAACTGCGGCTCCTTATTCTTGGACCCAAGTATATGGCTCTCTTGGATTAACAAACGCAACCGGATACGAGTCTCTTTTAAGTGGCATAGACCCAAACAGCTTGCATACATTACAACTATCTTATGGTGGGGGATTGCTAGATAGTGTTAGCATCATTACTACCCGCCCCCCTTCTATAGAACTAGGTAATGATACTACGATTTTCTCTTTGGCTAACCTTCCCTTAACAGCATCAGCTTCTGACATAGATGGCTCTATAGCATCATACCAGTGGCACATTATGCGTAGACCTTATTTGTCTACCACAACACTGACTAACGCAACTTCTTCAGTAGCTACGTTAAGCACTATTGCTTATGGGGAGTATTACGTCATGTGTGAGGTTACAGATAACAGGGGAGCCAAGAATGTAGACTACAGGGTAATTACATTTTCAGAAGATGCCCCCAATATAGCTCCTAGCGCCAATGCAGGATCTGATCAGGTGATAAATACTCCAACATCCACTGTCTCCCTTTCTGGTAGTGGTACAGACTCAGACGGTACTATTGCAAGTTATGCCTGGGCTAAGCAAGGAGGTCCTGTTTCAGGTACTATTACTTCTCCAAGTTCTGCTTCTACTACAGTCACTGGTTTGGTAGAGGGTACATATACGTTCAGGCTGACTGTAACAGATGATGACGGAGCCACAGCTTTTGATGATGTTATCATTACGGTAAATCCAGCACAAGTTGGAGGTATCAGAATCAATGCAGGTGGTGCATTTTTTACAGCAGGAGGTACAGAAAGCTGGTCAGCAGATCAGTATTTTGGCGGAAGCTCTGGTGCATTTGATGCGTATGCCCAACCTATAGCAGGTACAACAAAGGATTCTTTATATCAGTCGGAACGTTTTGGTACAGCAGGTAACTTAGCTTACACTATCCCTGTTACAAATGGAACGTTTACTGTGGTGCTGCACTTTGCAGAAATATTTGCAACAGTCAATGGGCAGCGAGTATTTAACATTAATATAGAAAGTGGGCAAGCAGTTGAAAACAACTATGACATTCATGCTGCTGTTGGGTTTGCTACAGCAGATATTAAGACGTACAATGATATTACTGTAGCAGATGGAAATTTAAACATTAACCTTACAGGAGTTGTAGGTAATGCCAAGATAAGTGCTATTGAAGTTATTCCTGCCAGTAATCAATTGCCTACTGCCAACGCAGGGGTTGACCAAATCATTACGACACCTACTTCTCAGATTAACCTAAGCGGTTCTGGTACTGACCCTGATGGTACAATAGTTTCCTATGCTTGGACAAAACTAACAGGTACAGGAGGAACGATTGCATTACCTGCGTCTGCCTTTACTAACGTATCAGATCTTGTGGCAGGAACGTATACTTTCAGATTGGTCGTTACGGATAATGAAGGAGGTACAGATGATGATACTGTAAGTGTGTTTGTAAACACTCCTCCTGCTACAAATGCTGGAACAGATGTAAGCATCACTTTGCCAACCAGTAGTACTATCCTTACTGCAACCGTTACGGATGCCGATGGTATTGTATCCTCAGTTCTGTGGACAAAAGTAAGTGGACCGGCTGGAGGTACTATAGCAAATGCTGCTGCGGTGTCAACAAACATCACGGATATTACTTTGGCAGGTACTTATGTGTACCGTATAACATCCACAGATAACAATGGAGCCACT